AACAATTGAGAGTGATGTTCCAATATGTCCTCCAGGATACAGCTTTAATGCTACAACAGGCTTATGTGAAATTGTACAGAACACACAAATACCAGCTACAATAAATGTAGATGAAGTAGCAGCATCAGTTACAGGTGGTCCTGAAGCATGTTTAATAGATTTAGTTATTACTATGGATTCTTCCGGGAGTACAAACCAAAGTTGTAATGGTAATGCACCTAATTACGTACCAATGCAGTTTGATGCAACAGGACAACTAATTCCCGGTACTGGTGTTGTTGGAAATACTTGTAGATCAAGTGCAGAATTAAGATGGTTAGATGTATTTTTAAATAATCCATTAATAGATAGCGCTTTAAATAATGGAACAATGCAAATTGGATTTGCAAAGTGGGCTTCTAATTCAGTGCAGTTTTTTACAAGCAATACTTCTTTATATACAGGTGTTGGAGGAGGTGGTACATGGAATAATGGAATAGATAGAGTAGCAATAATCAATTGGTACCAAAACAATTGGTTTAATGCTGGTAATAGTACAGATGCTGATGCGGCTTTAGGTACATCAACGCCAACAACAGGGGCTGGTGCACTAGCTTTATTAAATGATAAAGTACACTCTCAACTAGCTGCAAATTATCCTGCAAGATCACAGTCTGGAACATTTAGGCAAGTATTGATTTGTATTACTGATGGTACTGGAGGTGCTGTGCCTAACCCGGCTGTTACTGCATTTCAAACACCTTTAGCAGGAAATGGTAATACAGGCGGTTGGGCAAACACTAATTTAGGTGATCCTAATAAGCAAGAAATATGGGGTGGTTTTGTAGGTAATGGTGATAATGGAGTACCGGGTAATGCTGCTTTATTAAATTCTATTAGTGGTACAAATTACTCTCAACCAGGTGTACCTTCTGCTCCTTATCAATTTACAACAGATGCCTTAGATAATGCAGGTTTAGATCAAACAGCAAATGCAATTGCAGGAGCGGTATGTTCAACACCTTATATATGTGAATGTCCAACAGGCTATGAACTAGTTTATTTGGGATCAAATGGATTTTATGATGCACCAACAGGTACATGTGATGATATAACACCACCTGTTTGTAGACAAGTTTCTTGTACTTGTCCTCCACCTCTTCCTAACTTTACAAGTACATTGTTAGGCACTTGTCCAGATACAATGCCAGAGTTGGCTTATATAGGAGATCCTAATTGGGTTGATCCAACCCCACCTATATGTGATACATATTATACAGACTTTGTACAACCAAGTTATAAAACAGGATCTTTTTGGAGACATAATGTTAGATGTGATTTATTTGCAAATTATTATGGGAAAAGCTATCCTTGGGAAATTGAATTGATTTCAAATACTGGACAAGCAGTTAACACTGTAAGAAGTATTGAGTATCAACTTGAAACTTATGTATATAAAGGTGAGCCTGAATATAATATGTGTGGAGGTGATAAATGGGAAGATTTATTGTTTAATTTTGACAAAGCTATTATTTACAATAATGAGCAAGTATCAGGTTTGTTAAATATTGTTTCTCAACCTTATAATGATCCATGGGGTGAATTACAATATCCAATAACTAGTGCTAACTCTACAACTATTCTAGCTTCTAAAGTAGAACATAAGTTTAGATTTAATCAATTTGCGGATATTACTAATGATAGAGGTGAGTTTAGTAATGCAGAACAATCTGTATTTAATACAGAGTGTAATGGATACATTAGACCTTTAAACTCAACTAATTTAAATTATTATAAACCAGCAATGCAACGTAAAAAGTTTAGACATTATTCAAATCATGTTTTGTTGAAAAGACAAGAATCAGGAAATAGAAAAATGTTGTTAAGACTGGAGAATACTAAACTATTACTTTCAATGAGATAATGAAAAAGAACTTTAAACATATAGAATCAATAGGATTACCCGGTGGACCAAACGAACAGTTTACATACATTACTGGCATGTTTTCTATAGATGGATATAAGTCAGATAGTCCTGATGTAAATAATCCTTTTAATATTATACCATCAGCAGATATTACTATGGAAGGTGTGGACTTTCCAGTTAGAGGATATGGAAACAATGGTATTGTTAAAGATATGAAACCCGGAGAAAAAAATATAAACTACGGAGATGCTGATTATGTTGTTGAGGTTCCAATGGCTAAAAGAGGAGGTGGTCTTTTAACTAAAACTATGAAATGTAATAGTTGCGGTTGGAAATGGAAAGCTGCAGATGGAGGTAATGATCTAACAACTTGTCATAAATGTGGAGGAGAAGCTTTACCTATTGCTCAAGATGGAGGAAAAGTAAAAGTACCAGATATCACTGTAGATAAAATAAAAGAAAAACTAAAATTTGAAAGATCTTATCAAGACAAGGATTTTAAAGACCTTGAAATAAAAGATGTTGATGATGAGTATGTTTCTTTTAGTTTTGGAAAAAACAACTATACTTATCCTGTAGATTGGTTTATGAAGGAGGTAAGAAATAAAATACCAACACCTACTAAACTAAATTCTGCTAAATTAACACCTCTTACTGTTTCTAATTCAATAGAAACTAGTCAGATAAATGTACCAAGAATACCTACATCATATGAGGCTATTATAACACCAGATGCAAACATGGCAAACCCCAATCCTTCTTGGATGTCAAAAGAAATGAAAGTAGAAGGAGACGAAAACAGAATGAGGGAACTTATGAGAATGTTTGGTGATAGTAGATCTAGAGATATACAAATTAATCCAAAATATAAAAATGGTGGAGTACCAATTGCTCAAAGCGGTAAAGAACAACCAACCATATCTCAATATGAAGAACCAGCATGGTATGAGAAAGCATTAGACTATTTAGCAAGTCCTATGACTGCTTTTGGCTATTCAGCTAGAAATCAAGATTTACCAGATAGCATACCAATTAATGCAGAAAATAGAAATGCATTTGATGGAGTGATTGATGCAATTAATCCTTTTGCTTGGGCTAAATATGCTGCATCTGCAAAACGTAATGCAGAGGAGGGAGAATATCTTGATGCTGGTTTTGATGCATTAGGCGCAATACCAATTGTACCTGCATGGTTATCAAAAGGAAAAAATGTAGCTAAGAATGCACCGTTAGATAAACTTGATGAGTTAGTTGAAGTAGTTACCGGAGATGGGTCAATAAAAAAAATACCAAAAAAAGATGCTGTAAGATTAAACAGAGTTGAGGATGCTAATGTAAGTAATACATCATTTAGTAATTATGAAGATGGAAATTGGTTTAATGATAAGTTAAGTAAATTTTATATTGATAAAACAAAAGATGCTATGAGTCAAGCTGATTTTATTGAAGTTCTTGAGCCAGCAGCACCTAGAAGATTGATAACAGCGTATTTTGATCCAGCAGATGCTAAAAACTTTAATTTATATACAGGAACAGCAACTGAACGAGCATTAAACATGAGTGGTGGTATGGGTAATATGCCAATCTCTAGTGAGTATGTTTTACCACCACCACTTGTAAAACAAATAAGAGAAACCGGCAAGATTCCAGGTGCCTCTGCTTTTATAGGTAATGCTGATGAAGTATTAAAAAATTTATCTGATTTTTATAAAAAGTATGGTGGAGATATTAGTGATTTGGATAAAGCTCAGCTAGGTGCTTTTTTAAAAAAATTAAAACCTGCTATTAAAAAGGGTGCTAATTATATAGATGAGTTTATTCAAAATGATTTATATAAATATAACCCTTGGGCATATAATAATATAAACTCAAAGCTTCCGGAGTTTTTACAGTTTAATAAAGAAAATGAAAAATGGTTAAGACAAGTTGGAGAACCAGCAATTAGAGATGCACAAGCAACTCGTACTGTAAGAGAAATGGGTGAAGAAATAAGTCCGCGAGTTTTTGCAGAAAAACTTGCTGAACTTCAAAATTTGCAACCGGGAATGTTCCAACTTAGTAAAAGATATCCAGGGCCTTTTTTTAAAAAGGGCGAAACATTTTTTGATTATAACAAAAAGTCTAAATCTGGTTTAGATGGTAAACGTAATACTAGAGGTAGATCAGGTAGTGCTGATTATTTGATTGAGTTTGATCCATCAGATCCAATCAAATATCAAGGTATGGATTCATACTTTCAACCGGCTTATATGCAAAATATGATGGTAGATCCAACACCAATGAATAAATGGGTTGGGGATATTGGCATCATGAAACCAAAAATGAGAAATGTTGAAAATTTTAATTTTTATAAAAAAGATCCTTTCTTTGCTTATAGAAAAGTACCATTAGATAAATTACAAGAAGGCGGACAAGCACCTTTTGATAAAGAAAGTTGGGAATATTATAGACAACAAAATCCAGAAGCTGTAATGAATCCTCCTGTTAATGATAGCGTTGTAATACCACCTAAAGATGGATTTACAAAACAAGAGTTTATAGAAAATCTTGCTAAACCAAAACCTGAATTTCAAAAAGCTAAGACATTAAACTTTAATAATATATTAGATTATGTTGTTGATACTAGGGGAGGTACTAAAGAGTTATGGGGTAAAGCTGCTGATACAATAGCTTTTCATGAATCAGGTCCTTGGGCAAGAATGGATCCTAAAGCTAAACAGTATCTTGGCGGTCCGGGTAGAGGTTTATTTCAATTTGAACCACCATCATTAAAAACTGCACAAAAGAGATATACAAACATTGCTAAATCAAAAGGTTTTACGCCTAACCCAGATATTTTAAATGCTAAGTCAGCAGATGAATTAAATGCTCAAGATCAATATACTTTGTTCTTTGCAAACTTAATTGAGTCAGATGCAAAGTTAGCTGATTATGCAGAAGGCAAAATGAAACTAGAAGATCTTTGGTTAAAAGGACATAAAAATGTTGAAAGCCAAGGAGATAGAAATTCTTTTTTAGAAAGTTTTAATGCAGCAGAAAAAGAAGGTATTGAGGGTGGATATAGTTCTTTTGAAGGTGGTGGTGAATTAACCCTTTATGATATATATAAAAAGTATGTTATGGGTGGTGCAACAGATGATACAAGTAAAAGTATTTATGATAAATTAAACAGAGTACATTATACAGATGCAAAAGGACTTGGAATGTCAGTTCCAAATTATATTCTTACTTATGTAATGAAGAGTTCTTAAACCTTAAAAATTAGTGATTGTCCTTAATTATTTGTATATTAATAATATAATATTATGAGTGTGGAACTAAACAAAATAAGTTTAAAACAAACGGGAGGTGAGGCTCAACAGCAAGTTGATCCACAAGTTATGGAGATATCTCAAGCTATTGCTTCATCTGTACAAGAAGGTCAAAACCCGCAAGAGGTTGTAGCAGCACTTGTTCAAAATCAAGTAGATCAACAAGTTATTGCTCAAGCGCTTATGATGGTTGGTATGGCTGAAGAAGATATTATGTCTTTATTTGAACAAATAGAAAGAAGCACTCAACCATCTACTCCAGAAGAAGTAAATTCAAATCCAGAGTTACTTTCAAGAAATGAAGATATAATTAAACAAGAAGAACAAGAAGCCGCTCAAGAAAATCAAATGATGGGTATGGCTAAGTCTGGTATTGAAATTAAACCTGAGAACAAAGGTAAGTTTACAGCATGGGCAAAGAAAAGAGGCATGACTGTTTCTGACGCGGCAAATAAAGTAATGTCAAATAAAGATAGATATACAACTGATGTTGTTAAAATGGCAAACTTTGCAAAAAATGCAGCTGGTTGGAATAAAGAATTTGGAGGTGATGTAGATAATGCTATGGGTTATGTAAAAAGAGCTATTAGCAATTTTCAAAGTGGTGGACAACCAAAAGGTGAAATAATAAACGGTGTCTTTATTCCAGATGAAAGTGAAATAGCAAATGATGCATTTTATAAAAATTTGCAAAGACAGGATCAATATTATTTTCCAGATCCACAATATGCAGTATTACCAATGATGCCACCTCCAGCAGTAAATCCATTATTTGATATCGTTAATACTGTGGGAACTGTAATTGGAGATGTTAAAGGTGAGTTTAGCAACTTTGGAGATAAAGTAGATCAGTATAAAGCTGACAAATATAAATATTATGATGTAGATCTTGATTTTAGTGATGTAAGATCAGAAGAAAATATCAATAAATTTAAAGATTGGGCAACTGCAGAAGCACAAGAATTACAATATCAAACTCAAGAAAATAAAGCAAAAGCTGATAAACAAGTATCAGACTTGACAGTAGCAAAACCAACGTTTGAACAATGGTTACAAAAGAATCCAAGTATTACAAATATGGATACTGCAAGAAGTATGTTTGACAGTATATATAATAAAATGTTTGGTGGATCTGTTTATAGTGCACAAATGGGTTTTGAAACACCGGGTTTTAATCCTGATGCAGATGGTGATGGCATACCGGATGTTATGGATATAGATGGTGGAGAGGGTACAGGTGTACCCGCTTATGGAACTGTTGATAGACCTAATCTAGAAGACATGTATAATGATGTTAACTTTCAACCAGAAATTAATGTTAACAACCCAATATCTGGTACAATAGATAGATTGGGTGATAATCCATATGTAAGAGCTGGTGCTTCTATATTAGGAGCAGCATCTGATTTTGCTGGTTTATATAATAGAATTGCAGATCAAAAAACTTATTTAGAAGCTCAAGATCAACTTGAAGAAAGATCTGGCGCTGATTATAAGTATGCAACAAAAATGTCAGGCCCAAGAACTAGAGGTACTTATGATGCTTTATCTGGACAATTGGGTAGTGAAGCAGATAGAGTAGCAGGATACTACATGAACTTTGCAGGCAGTCCTTATAGTTTTTCTGGAACTGCAAAAGAAGGAGGAGAGTTTAAACCTCATATGATGTTTGATCCTAAAACAAATAAAGGTTATAAAGCTAATGTAAAAGCTGATCATGAAAGAATGGCTGATATGGGTTACCTGCATAAAGATGAAATGCAACAAGGTGGTGAAGTATTAGAATTATCACAAGATATGATAGCACAACTAATTGCAGCTGGAGCTGACATAGAAATATTATAATTATGGCAAAAGTTAAGATAAATAAATTACCAAAAGGTTTTGAATTAGTTGATGGTAAAGTAAAAAAGAAAACTATCAAAAGAGATGGTGGCCTTGTTACTGGTGATCAAGCAGAGTATGGTTTGGTTACAACTCCAGAAGAATTCTATGGAGATACAAATTTTAATGATGATAAAGATACATCTGTAAGATATAGTTTATCTAGTGTGCCAAGAGAAGATGCCAATATAGAAGCTGAAGGTGGAGAAACTGTTTTAACTGATTTAAATAATAATGGTCAGTTTGGTTTGTATGATATAACAGGACCAAGACACTCTCAAGGTGGAGTTCCTATGTATTTACCAGAACAGTCATTTATTTTTTCTGATACTAATGCAATGAAGATGGATAGATCTGAGTTAGCAGAGTTTGGTATAGAATCCAGAAAGAAAAAAACTCCAGCTCAGGTATCTAAAAAATTTAAACTAAATGAATACTTAGCACAAATAAATGATCAGTATGCTGATGAAATATCTACAAGAAGTGCAGATATGATGTTAAGTAAAAATATGAGAAGTTTATCAAAGCTTGCTTTTGGACAAGAACTTAAGAAAGGTTTTGAAGACGGTGTGCCTTTAGCTGCATATCCATATTTGCAAGAACAGGGTATAGATCCAATTGATTTTACCGCACAAATTGAAGAACAATCAAGACAACAAGCTGAGCTTAATTTTATTGCATCATTGCCACCAGAACAACAAGATCAAATTCTGCGTTTACAAGCTATGATGCAAAACATTGAAAATCCTAATGCAGGTGCAGTTCAAGATTCATCTAGAGAATTAGCATTACCAGATTCACAAGGAGCACCCAATGAAGCTGATGTAGCAATTGCAGATCAAGAACTTACAGCTACACTTAAAAAAGGAGGCGAACTAGCAAAGGCTCAAGATGGTACAGAACAAAAGGATAGTGATAATGGAGGAGTAACAGTGCAAACAGTAGGTTATGATTCTCCTCAAGATGGTGAAGGATATAATGAGTATTATGATAGAATTGGTTTACCAGATGTTAAAAAAGAAGATAGAGGAGCTTACGTATATGATTCAGAGTTAGGGGCATTTTTTCCTGCAGAATATAAAAAACAAAGTAGACAAGAAGAAACTCAACAAACAACTACTGAAGATACTGATGGTAAAATTACAAGAGCTCAAGCAGAAGAAAGTAATCCTCTTCCTATAGGACATCCTAAAAGAGATTTGTTTACAGAAAAAATTATGCAAGGATATCAATTAGTTGAATCCAGGGATAAAGTAAGCGGTAAAACAAATTACAAATTAATTGAGCCAGCAGGCCCAAGTTTGTTTGAAGATTTTACAGAATATAAACAACAATCAATTGATGTTCAAGGACAGGGTAGTATTCCTGTTACAGACGAAATAACAAATGAGTTAATAGAAGTTTATGAAGGTTTTCCCGATAATGCTAGAATTAGAAAAGGTATTTACTCTGGGCAAAACAGACCAAAAATTCAATCTTCTATGGGTGAGGCTTCAAACTCATTTGGAGCAGACTTAAGTACTGATATAGCAGAAAAAGATTTTATGCTAAGATGGGGAGATGCTGCATCTAAAGTTCCTGGTTTTGATTATAATATGCCACAAGGAAAATGGAGCGGTAGTAATCCTGTTGATGCACAAGCTAAAGCTTATAAGAAACAGTGGACTGCTATGCAAAATGCAATGCAAGAAGTTGAAAATGAGTTTGCTCAAAAGAATGAAACGGAACCAAGAGTTTTATTTCCTGGTGATAGACCGGGTAGTGGTATAGATGGTAAACTAGGTTTAGATACATTTAATAAAGCTAGAAGTTATATTAGAACAAAGGAGCAAGAAATTTTAGAAGAAGAAGTTAAAGATACATTACAACCAAGAGATCCTAATACTTTAGAGATGCCAGAGCAAGAGAAACCAGAATGGTGGTGGCAAGATCTTAATAATTTAGCAACTCAAGCTTCTTTAGAGAATCCATTGTTTTTACCAAACATTCCTAAAGTACCTAATGAAGAAATTGATTACGTATTAGATGATTGGACTGGTAGAGCAAATATGACTAATGCAGCATTAAATACCATGGCTCAAAATCTTAGAGCTTTTGGTAAAGGTAAAGTTGCAGGTTCAAACTTATTTGGTAAAGCAGTTGGTCAACTTGCTAAAGATGTAGGATCAGTAAACACTAATAATATAAAAATTATGAATAGTGTTGCATTGCCACAAGCACAGCTTAATTTAAGAACTGGTGTTGCAAATGCACAAGCGTATAAAGATGAGTATGACAGTACGGTTACAGCCTTACAAAGATATATTGATTTTGAAAATTGGGATAAGCAAAAAACAAATGAGTTATATAATCAAGCTATAACTAACAGAGCTAATACATTTAATATGAATCAGCTTAAAGATTACTATAAAGCTGACCCATCTGCAGGTGGTGTTCAATCTCAAAAGTATGCTAAACCATTTGAAGTAGATACGGATGATAGAACTGATCAACAAAAAAGAATGGATACGTATATTCAAACAAGAGATAGGTTAATAGAACAATATCCAGATATGCCTGAAGATGAAATAGAAAACCGTGTAGATTATTTGTTAACAGGTCAGACTGGTTCACGCAAAAAGAAAAGTCAAAATTATAATGATTTTGAAAGCGGTAGTAATCCCAATGCTTCTGGGTTAACTAGTAATGCACCTTCTGTAAGAACAGATGGATTAACAGGAAGAAAAGGAAAAGAAATAAAACCATTTGCTTATCCATTCTATACGGGTAAGATGGGTATGTAAACATTAAAGGTTTATTTATATTAGTTGATAAACTTTATAAATATTAGTAAATTTGAATTATGGCAACATATATAAAAGGAGAAAAGAATTTTTACCCGGATATTAAACCGTTTACCCCTGATTATAAGTTTCTTAATGCTACATTAGATGCAAGAGAAGCTAAGTATCAAGCGGGTTGGCAGGCTACTAATGATCTGTATAGCAGGATATATTCTGATTTGTCTAGAGAAGACACTAAAGATTTTCAGAAACACTTTATTGAAAAGTTAGCTCCAGAGATGCAAAAGATTTCTGGTCTTGATTTATCTATTGCTAAAAATGTAGATGCAGCTAAAGGTGTGTTTGCTCCTTTTTTTGAAGATGATGTTGTTGCAAAAGATATGGTTTATACTTCAACATATAAACAACAAATGCGTTATGCTGAACAACTTGCACAAAGTCCAATACAAGAAGTAAGAGATAAATTTAATCCAATTGCTACCGAGGCAATGAATTATAGATTACAAGAATTTCAAAATGCATCCGCTAACCAAGCTTTAGGAATGAGACTTCCTGAGTTTGTTGAAGATCCTGATATGGCAACTTTAGGTCAAAAGTATCTTCAAGATCTTGGTTATAAGTTTGAAGAGTATGATAGGCTCCAAGACACTTCAGGACCTGACGGAATACTAGGAACAAAAGATGATACACCTAATAAATGGATCATTACTGAAAAAGGTGGTAAACGTGTTGAGATAGATGCTTATAACCAAATTATGTCTGGCTTATATGATGACCCTAGAGTTACTAAGTGGTATAACACAAAAGCATATGTAGATTCAAAAAGGTATGCAACTCAAGCTTCTCAAGATGGAAGTATTTCTGAGCAACAAGCTATGAACAACTGGGCTCAAGAACAAGTTTTAAGGCTTGATCAACTTAATAAACAAAAAATTGACAATACAAAAAACCAGATAAAAGATAGTAATAATGTTGTTGTAAAGTGGGATAATTATTCCGCTAATAAAGGTTTAACACCGGCAGAACAAAATTATGTTGAAAAAGAAAAATCATACAGTGAACAATTACAGGCAGATTTAGAAAAAAGAATTGGCCTTAATAAAGTTGCAGAGTCACCCGATATTGATGATCAAGCACTTATGTCAAAAGCATATTCAATGTTATCTAGCTATTATATGGATCAGGATATGCGTAGGGCTGCTTATAACTTTAGTAATTTAGAAAGATCATTAAAAATTAAAGAAGATCCATTTACTCTTCAAGATGAGAAATACAAATATGAACTTCAAAAGATTAGAGTAAAAGCTTGGTATGATAAAGAACTAGAAGATATTAAGCAAGAAGATAGGATGGATCTTGCTGAATATAATAGGGAAACTGATTTAATAAAATTACAAGCAGAAGGTAAAATAGTTGGTCAAGACGCTTTAGCTAATGCAAGAGCTGGTTCAGGTTTTAATTTTTCGGATGTTCTTTCAACTACCTATCAAATGAAGGATGGAAAGTTTGTAAATGTTGATCCAATAAAAGCTAATAATGATGCAATTGCTGATAAAGAATTAGGAATTACTTCTGAAAAGGCGGGTTTATTAGGAGATATGTTATCTGTTAGATATCAAAATCCTGATAATACTTACACTATAAAGCTTACAAAAGAAGATGGTACTCAGTTTGATTTTACAGGTACACCTCTGCAAATAACAAATGAGCTTAAAAAGAAAAAAAGAATAGAAGAAGATGGTGCAGTAATTGAAACAGATCAATTGCAATACTATCAAGATATTGTTAAAATGTTTGATGAGCAATCTAAATGGTTTAAAAACAGAGATAAAGTTTATCAAGAAAAGACACCGGAGTATTTACAACCTGGCGGCAGGTATGATAATATTTATAATCAACTGTTTAGACAAGACCCTAATGATTATGAAAAATCTGGTTTAGTATTAAGAGAAGATTTATTTAATAAAACTGTTGCGCAAAATGCAGAGACTTTTTATCAAGCAGGTAAAAATGCAAAAGTTGCATTACAAGAAAGTGATAATACTTTCAATGAGCTTGTAAAACAAGGATATCCATTACCCTATACAGAAGAAAATGGTGTAAAAAGATTCATGAATAAAAAAGAGTACATGGATCTTTTTAGAGAGGAAGCTAAAGCAGGTAAGATAAAAAACTTTGATCCATCTGGAACAAATAAAGCCAGCGATGGTGATGATGATCCAAATTGGAAAGATGGGGAATTTGAAACTATTTCTACTGGAACTTCTATCCCATCAATGATGTATATACCAAATGCATGGGACTATGATGCAATGGATGGAAAGTCAAGCTATATATGGGATGCTATAAAAGAACATATTGTTAAAGAACAAAGCATGGTACCATCCAAAACTTTTATTTCTCTTGATAGAGGCTTAGGTGCTGCTTCCACTACTGATGTTGCATTTGTAGCGACAGAAACTGTTCGGACAGATAACAACCCTGAACCAGGAACAAGAGCTAATGATTTACTTGCTACTTCTATTTATCAACAACAAATATCTGGTAAAGCGGGTGGTTTAGGTACTCAAGTTATTATGAGGCCGGATGATACAAGTGTAATAGAAAACCTAAATATAAGTGAAGGTGTTACTAAAACTGAAAGTCAAAAAGCTGCTGAGTTTTTAAAAGGCATGTTAGAAGCAGGAGAAACTAAAGTTGGTACATTTAGTTTGACTTACTTTCCAAACCTTGGACCTTCAATTTTAGATGATGAGGGAGAAGAAATTAGAACACCTACTGCAGCATATCAGTATAGTGATTTTGATGCTGAAATAATCAAAAAATTTAGCAATAGTAATAATTTACCAGAAAATATAAGTCTGGAAGCAATGAAAAAAGTTTTGAATAACGGTCTAATGGTTGTATTTGATAGAAATACAGATGTTAATCCAGGTGCATATAACAATTCAAGACAGTCTTTTTTAGAACAACAAATTGATTTATCACCTAACCAAAGTTATACTTATACAGGTGACGGTAGTTTGTTTAGTCCTGGTAAAGCTACTATATTTAAAACTAAACCAAATGAATTTGTTGTTAGTTATGAGTTAAATCAATTTGACCCAAACGCTACAGATATAAATAATCAATACACTACTTATGCTCAAAATGAAGTTATATTAAGGTATGATGAATCTCAAGATTATTCAAAAGATTTGAATAATAGATTTAATAAAATTATGCAATCTTTAGAGGCACAGAATGTACAAAATAATTTATTAGAAATGCAATCTAGAGCTGCAAGTTTAACTGAAGAAAGTTGGACTAAAGAATATATGAGAAAAGTTCCAGGTGCTACGCAAGAAAGTGCTAAATTAGCATACGAGCAAACAATGGCAAACATTAAAGAATAAATCAGCATAGTATGTCAGAATTAACAAACAATTTACCAAGTCCAGATTTTGATTTGAAACAGAGAATTGTACAAGATTCAGTTGATATGAATCCTATTGATACATCTGTTCCTTATCAATCTATAGATGATATCCTGCCTCCTTTAGAAAATCCTATTGATGATAAGTACATGCAGCAAATTGATATGTACAGAACAGAAATGGATAAGGTTGGACCTAATGCTATTGGTAATATGTTTATGGATAAGTTGTCTCCTGGTTTATCTACCAGCACACAGCCACAAAAAAAATTAACTATAGCAGAACAATTAGAGCAAAGTCTTAAAGAACCTCTTACACCTGATGAAGGAACACTTCCAAATCCTATTTGGAGCAATGTAAGACAAATAAACTTTGATAGACAGTACGAGAGTAATGCTTTTGCAGACATAGGTTTTGCTCCTTATGCTAACATGGATGCTGTATTCAATAAAAATATGACTGGTTGGGATGGATTTCAAAGAGGTTTTGAACAATTTTTAAAGCTTGGAGGGACTGGTTTTGTATCAAGTTATAGATCATTAGCAGATATTTTTGATGGTGATAGTTATTGGGAAGATCCAGATCTTGAGTCTGCACAAGAGATGGAAGATGCTATGAGAATTGGTGGTAGTACATCTGGTAGTTTTGGTGGTTGGTTTGGCAACCTTGGTTTAAACTTTGGTTATACAGCAGGTATTGTGGCATCTATTGCCGTTGAAGAAGCAATATTAGCAGCCGGAGCTGCTCTTACAGCTGTACCAACTGGTGGTGGTAGTCTTGCTGCATTTGTTGCTGCACAAGGAAGATTTATACCTAGAATAAAAAGGGCTTTTGATTTTACAATGAAAGGTACATCTTTTACAAGAGGTGCAAAAGCTTCATATGACTTTGTAAAACAAATATCTCAAGTAGAAAGAGCAAGAGATCTTTTTAATGCTGCTCAGCTTGGTAAAGGTATGAATACTGTATTTAGAGCAATAGCACCAGAAACTTTATATGCACTTAAAAATTGGAAGACTGCAAAAACCACTGCACAGAATACAATAAATCTTGCTAAGACAACAAATTTATTTGGTGCATTCTATAGAGATTTTAGAATGGTTAATGCATCATTATCTGAATCTAAAATGGAAGCAGGTATGGTTTATAACCAAGTTTTAAATAATGGTTTTAATGAAGCAAACTATAAAAATCAAGGTGGGGGTGTAACAGAACAACAGACCAAGGATATAATGGTTAAAGCTGCTGAGGCATCTTTTAAAGCTCAGATGGCAAACTTTGCTGTTATATATGCCTCTAACAGAATTGTTTTAAAAAATGCATTTGGTGGTTGGAGAAGGCAAGTTACTAACTCCAATAGAATCCTACGTAAAGATGCATTTACAGCAGTAAAGGGAAGTAAATATTTAATAAAGAGAATACCACAAGAACTTAAATTAGCCTTTAATAGAGCCGGTTACAAAGGAGCTGCTAAAGTTATGGGTACTCAGATGTTAAGATATGGTGCTGCTAATTTAGCAGAAGGTGTACAAGAAGTATCTCAAGAAGCAATTTCTGCTGCAACAGTTGGATATTACAGCTCATTATTGAGAGATCCTTTAAGCGGTGGCCCGTCAACTCTTGCCGGTTATGTTGGTCAATCAACTTCTAATCTTGCATCAAAAGAAGGCATGAGTGTTTTTCTTTCAGGATTTTTAATGGGTGGTTTAGCTGGTCCTTATCAGCAAGTTTTGTTTCAGGGTTTACCTGCTATTGGTAGAAGTGCATATGCAAAAGCAAACACAAAATTTGGTGATGGTACACAATCAAACTATGCTAAAGAATATAGTCAAAGAAGAGAACAAGTATTAGATGATATTGTAAAACAAATTAATGAGCGTGGTGAAATGATGAAACAAGATTTAGAATCTGTGCTTTCACCAGCTCAATTTCAAGCTATATTACAAAAACAAAATTTTTCTGAGCAAAGCATTGCGTTTGCAGATAATGATAAATATGATTTTGATAATGCACAGTTTGCTGCACAATTTTTTAATTTGTATTCAGCATATGAAAGAGGCTCTATAAAATTTGCAAGAGAAAGTTATCTTGAGTTTAGTAAAATGTCAGATAAAGATCTTGCAGAAGCTTTTAATCCAAAAGAGTTTGGAAAACCTGAGAAGGTAAGAAAACGTATTCAGAAACAAATTAATCTGATAGATGAATATGGTGAGACTTTTGCTAATAAATTACCTAAAGTATTTGATAAAACTTTTAACTACGAGAATTTAACTGCTGGTAGTCCAGAGTATTTAAATTTACAAAGAGAAGAACAGGCATATAAACATAATAAGATGCTTTATATGTTTACTAATGAAGCTTATAAAAATGCTGTAGAAAGGCAAGCAGCTATAGAGACATCATTAGAAACAGAACCTTTGTTTGCTAATCAAGCAAGTTCTGATATAAGAATACTATATAACAAAGAAAGTATAGACCAAGAGTTAACTTTGCTAGATGCTGAGATTAAAGCTGCAGAGGAAGCAGGAGAATCTAAAACAGTAATCAACAAAAAGAAAAATAAAAGGAAAGCTTTACAGAAGTATGCTGATGTTATTAATGACCCAAAAAATATAACTAAAAAAGGAAACATAAGCAGAAGACAAGGTACAGTAAATAAAGTTAGATCTGCATTTAAAAACTATATACAAGTTCTTGCGGAAAATAATTCTGACTTTGTTAATCAAGATTTAGTTGATGATGCAGTTGCAAAAATTGTAGATCATAGCGCACTTAGATCTGATGCAGCATCATTTTCTAGGTCTATTGATTTTATGACTAACCCCACTAAGCAACAAGAAATTGCTGATAGATCAAAGCAATACTATGAATGGTTGTATAAAAATAAAGATGCGGTAGTAAGAGATGCAGCTGCTAGATATTTAGATACACAAAAAAAGAATGAGCTAATTAATTTGTTATATGAAAAGGAGGTTGCTATAGAGCCAACCTTAGTTAGGAAATATTTTGCTGGTGAAATAACAGAAAAAGATTTACTTGCTTTACTACTACAGGGTAATAAAGGTGCATTTTTTATTGATGGTAAATTACTTAATCCAAGATTAGAACAAGATGCTAAATTAATCAAAGAGGTGGGTGGTTTGCTTGCCGCATTTGTTCAACTAGATCAACAAGATAAAGCACAAGCAGAAGTAGAATCTTCACAATCTGTTCAAGCAGAAACTATTTTAGATGTTGAAGATAAATTAGAAGATGCAGGTATTCAAATAAATATTGGAGATATAAATACTTCAAAAACTTTAAAGTCTATTTTAGAAAAAGAATACCGTAAATATAGAGCTAACACAAAAGATGCTATATTAACTCCAGAACAATGGAGAAAGACAACAAATGCAACTAATATTGTTGCTGCTTTATCCGCATTAAAAAGAATTTGGGCTACAGGATATGATACTATTGTGGTTCAAAATGGTCAAGAAACAGCGGTTAAGGTTAAACCTACACAACAAGAAATAGAAAGTGAAATTGGTTTTCAGAAGTTTTTAGATAGTAGAGAAGCAATTGAAAATCCTTTAGTACAATCTATAGTAAATGACTATGGATTAAACATGAGTATTTTTTCTAGATCTAATACGGGTCAAGCTGCCGTTCAACCTATTAGTGGTATGGATGGTGTAGCATTTAGAGGTGTAAGAAGATCATCTGCTCAAGGAGAGTTTGTAGAAATTGTTGATGTAAACGGTAATTCTCTTTCTAATGAAATGTTAGAAATAATCAATAGACCTTTGGGTGCTACTTTTAGTTCTATGGAAGAAGCTAAGGTTGCATTTGATACTCTTGAAAGAGAGTATTCAGATGGTACAACATTTAGATTTGATGGTATGTCTTTAAGTAAAGGTATATCAGTATTTAGTAAAGTGGCTATAGATGATTATCCCGTTGGTACTGAGTTTATAATTAACAGTAATCCTAAACATGCATCTAGAGGTACAGTATCTTTAGTACCTGCAGATAGATGGACTAATAATTATAATGATAGAAAAGATGCTGCTATTTATGAAAGTGAATTAGACTTTTCTAAAAGGTTTGAGATAGAAAAAATTAGTTTTACAGTATTATCTGCTGATGCCCCTAAAGTAACAGTAGATGATCCTGTAGTAATCTATTCACCAAAAGAATTAGATAGAGAAATTGGTGAAAAACAACTTGCACTTATTGGTGCATCTTTAACAGAAGATCAATTATTAAATGGTGTTATAATTAATATTTTACCAAATGATAAATTATATGAGGATCCTTTTATAATTAATGGTATTAGTAACCCATATATAAGAAGAAAGAATCAAAGGGTGACATTACAAGTTGCTATTGCTGATCCTGTTTTAAGAAATAATTTAAATCAAAAACTTACAGATGCAAAACTACCAACTATACCAGAAAATGGAGAAATAGGTTATATACCTGCTGAGTCAATTATATTTAGAGATGATAAAGGTAATCAAGTTCTTCCTGCACAAATGTCTGTTGATTTTGCAAGTAATGTATTTGTTCCACAAAAAGGAAAAACAATTGAGCAAACTTTAGAAGAAGCAAAAATTAATTTTGCAAAACAAGATTTATTGTTAAATGAGGTTGAAGCTTTAATTAAAAAAGATCAAAACGTTATTAAAATTGGTCAACTACCTGCAGGCATTCAAATTAGAAACTTTGCAGGATATCCGGATTATAGTGGTAATAATCCTTTAATACCACTATCTGAACTTCCTTATGCAGCTAATGATGGAGGTGATGTATTAATATTTGATATTACAAGAGCAGCGGATGGATCAATGATGGACTATGAAACATATTCTAACATAACAGACCCAGATCAAAAAGCAGCATTAGTAGCAGAAGTTGAAGAAGGATTAAAGTTACCTATTGGTGGTCAAAGCATTAGTTTATTTGATAAGATGATGGGGCCTGATACCTTTAACTACACAGAAAGATATCAATACGTAGTTAGACAACCTAATGGTACTTATACTCTAGCTACAGCAAAAACTACAGGATTATCTAAAGATGTATTAGAAAGTGTAATGCTTGATATGAAAACTCAAGCAGAAAAAACTAGACAGGAGAATTTAGTTACTTCTGAAAACATTAGTAAACATCCTGGTAAAAAAGTTGGTGATTATATAAATGCTGATTACAATACTGTATTTAATAATGATACAAATAAAAAGTTTAGGGTTAATATGCCCAAGGGATTTAATTTGAATATTACAGTAGATCCATGGGGTAAAATTAGAGGAGAAATTTATCAGAATGGTGTAGGACGTGTTGGTGCATATCAATATTTATATGAAGCAGATTTAAATAAAGAAGGTTCTAATATTTCTAAACTAGAGCAATTATTAGCTAAACTTACAGAACAAAGTGTGGCTAAAGATGTAAATGTTACAATAAACAATTTTACTACCAGTGTGCCATTAAATGCATCTATTAATGAGATGTTAGAAAGTTTATCTACAAAACTATCACCTCAAATTAGAAGAGGTGGTTATTTGTTTGTGAATGCTGAATCTGGAATGGTTCAAGCTGCTATAGATAAAGCTGCAAATATTAATAGACCAGATAATGTAGAACCAAAAAAATCTATAAGCCAAGGTCAGAAATCTAAGATAGATAATCAAGAAGCTGATATACTAAGTAAACTAGCAGAGGATCAAGTTGATGCAAGAGATGAGGTTGCTGCTGAAGCTGATAAAGCACGTGCAGGTGAAGTATCTGATGTTGTTTGGGAAGGATTTGTAAATGATCCAACAACAGTACAGAAGCAATTGATTGATTCTATTGCACAGAAAATTATGGCTGGTGTACCTCTTACAGAAAGAGAGCAAGCAATTAGACAAGAAGGATCCATTGCACCACAGATAGAAGAATACCTAAAGGGTCAAGTATGGCTGAAGAGCAAAAACAAGTCAATTGATTTGACTGCACTAGCTGCAACACCTATTGATGTACTAAATGGCAAGATTAAAGAACTTGAAGAAAAAATAACTTCAGAGGTAGGTTGGAACAATAAAAGAAAAGCTCTTAAAGAAAGTAAAGAGTATCAAAGTTTATTACAAGAAAGAGAGAGACTTTTAAAACCAGGGAATAAAGTTTTACCTGCAGGATATTCAGTATCTGATTTAGAAAGTCTTGATGACTTTTTACTGTGGGCACAGGATAACTTACCTGAGTTTATTACTGTAGCTGATATAAAACAACTTGGTAATAATCTTAAAGCAGGTGGTAAAAGAGTTGGTGCATTTGTTTTAGACTTAAATGGTTTAGCTGGTGGTTTAACTGCGGGTGGTACGATATATACAGGTGCAACAAATCCTTTTAGATATCATGAAGCTTTCCACGGTGTATACAGAATGCTACTTTCACCTGAACAGCAAAAACGTTTGCTTGCGATTGCTAAGAAAGAAAAGAGAGCACAATTAAGAAAAGAAGGTAAGAGTCTTCAAAAAGAGTTAATTAAATTTAGAAACTCTGCGGATACTTATACAAATATGACTCAAGAACAACTTGAGAGAGAGTATTATGAAGAGTATATGGCGGATCAGTTTGAGTTATTTAAAGCTAATCCTAAAGATACTAAAACAGACAGCTCAATAAAATCATTCTTTAATAGAATAATTGAATGGATTAAAGCTGTGTTTGAATCATACTCTAAAACAGAGTTACAAACTTTGTTTGAAAATATTGATGCTGGTAAATATGCAAATGCTACTGTTGTAGCAAATGACTTTACTATGCAGGCAGGGCCGGCTATTACAATTGCAAATGCATTGCTGCCATATGAAGCTGTACAAGTAAATGGATCTAAAGGAAGATTATACTTAGATTCTAATATTGCTAACAATTTGGCTTTAACTATTGCTGCCAACTATATTAATAGAAGAAAAGATCCAAGGTTTTATCTCAATGATGAGGGTAAACAAAAAACAAACGAAGAGATAATAGAAGACTTGCTTAATGATTTTTCTGATTTGTATGATCCTAACAATCCTGCAAATGAAAAACTTTTAGCAACAGATACACCAACTAATCAATTAAGATATGATAAGTTAGTTCAGATATATCAAGCAATAAACTTTGATTTATTTGCTGATGTAAAAAACCAACCTATTTATAAGGCTGTTATGGATGTTCTTGACATTATAGATGTTCAGAAACAACAGCAAGAGTTATCAGAAGATGATTATGAAAATCAAGATGGTCTTAGAAATGTAACACAGTTTGGTAAAGAAGCTTACATGAATGGTGGTTTTAGTTCACTGCCTACATATATTAGAAGTTACTTAGCAACTATAACTAAAGAGCAAACTGATATTTTTGGTAATGTAGAACTTACAGAAGGAGAACCTTTGATTGTACCTATAGATGTATATAGTGTCTATAATGGAATATTAAAATCTGTAAAATCAAAAGAAGATCCTTTAGAGATTCTACAGGCTATGTATTTATTTTCTCAAGACAATCCTAATACTAAAGGTGTTGTTAAAAAAATGTTTGAGGACATAGGTATACCTTATGGTGTTGATGTTAGTCAAATGACTTTACCCGAAAATATCAAAGATCCTTTATTATTTAATCAGATAACAAAAGCATTTACAAACTTTAGAGTAGAGTGGTTATTCCAACAGATGGATGAATCAGGAAATGTAATAACATATTCTGCTGCAGAAAGAGATGATATACACACACAAATAGATCTTTGGGGTCAAGCATATCTAACATTAAGTCAACAGTGGTTACTTGATAAAAGAAAAAAGAAAGAAGCTACAGATTCCATAAAAGCTTTTAGAGCTCAATTGTTAGCAACAGAAACTATTGAAGATGCTGCTTTGCAAAATTTGTCTGTGAGTATAGCTCAAAATCTTTTTGATAGTACAGGTATAAAACTTAGTCCTTTATACATAAAGTATAGTATTATTAGATCTAGAGGAGCAGGATCATCTAACCAACAATTGTTATTAGACTTCAATGAAACATCAGATCCAGTTACTGCAGAAGATCTTTATTTTATAAATGACTTGATAGTAAAAGATGTAGATCTATATTCTGAATATGGTGCTACATCTAAGATTAGAAAAATGGCAATCAATAATGCTGTGTTTGATGAGTCAATTGGATTATCAGTATTTACCAATGTAAATGGTGACATGGTTAATGCACATCAGAAACCTACATTTAATCTTAAAAGAGTTACAGCACTTAATAAAATAAGTGAAAGACAAAAATTGCTTAACTCAGTATTTTTAAGTTCTAATTATCTATTGAACAATCCTGCTTTTGAGAGCATGGCTAATAGTAACCTTTTATCTATTAAAAGAATTTCAGGTACTAAATTAGTTGAAACGCTAGATAGAGAGTCTGATTATGACGCGTTTATAGAGGGTATCTTAAATACAACTGAGTATGGTAGCTATACACCGAAGCAATTTATAACAAACCTTATTAACAATTATACGTTAGACTTTAATCCGAAAAACAATAAATTAAAGAGTGAGGTTAGAATTGAAACTGAGTCAGGTGGAACAGAGATTGTAGCTACAGCACCTTTACTTATTAGAGTATTAGAAGCATCTAACACTGGTGATTTAGCATCACTGCCGGTTATAAAAGCTGTATCTGGCAAGGAAGCCGCTATTACTACAGAAGTGTTAAATGTTGTATATGACTCTATAGAAAATGAGTACAACCGTATCAAAAGAGAAAATAATAGTGAGACAAAAACTCAAGATGATATAGTTGGATATAATATTGGAGAAGTCCAAAGAGCAAATACTTTATTTAATAGTGAAGCGTTTTTCTTAGGAGATAATGTACAAGTTAAATCACAACTTGAAATGTCCGCAATGAATCAAGATCAAGACATTTTATTTGATCAAGCGGTAAAACTTGCAGGTTTTTCAAAGTCTCAGTTTTTAGACAAAGTAATAAGAACAAGTTTAGAAGCAAAGTATAATAGATTTGAAGCTCTTATAGAACAATATGAAATAGATGAGCTAATAAATAATGATCTTAAAAAAGGTATTGTGCTAGATAAAAAGGGTGAGGCAAGAGCTTTATCTATTAAGGCTGCTGAAGCACTTAATTTAAGAGCTGATCAGAGATATAACTTAAGACAAGTATTCTTTAATGATTATATAAATACTAAATCACTAAATGAATTATTATTAGGAGATCAAGCTAAAATACTCAAAAATAGTATAGATAAAATCAAAAGAGCAAAAGGTATGAATGCTGCTTTTGATAATGTATACACACCACTTACTGATGAGAAAAAAGGAGTGACATCTCCAACAACTGAAATTAATGTTATTCAGTTTAATGAGCCAACTGTTACTTCAGACTTTTCTAATAATAGCATAGACCGTGCTGATGCTCAAATGTATTTGACTCCTAAAGCATTTAGACAGTTCTGGTTTGGTTTAGGTAAACTTTCTCAGACACAAGCCGATCTATTAAATAAAATAGAGCGTGGAGAAAAATTAACTTCTGATGATGTATTTGGACCACAAGGTTTAATTAACCAAAATGGGGTATTCAACTCAAAAAAGTTTGTTCACTTTGATGGTGAGTCATTTATCAAAATGTCAGGGTTTATGTTATCTAGACAACTTACTTCTAATGATACAGGAAGAAGAGATGAGAATGATAACATTATATGGGAAGCAAAACCAGGAAAAGAAGAATTACATTTCTTGTTAAATAATATGGAAGCTTTAGAAGCTGAAAATAATTTTCCAAGTATTGCTGCTCCAGAATCTGCATTTAAGATGTTAAAACAAAATTTAGTTAATCTTAAAGATAACATTGATTCTCCTTCATCTATTATAAGCGCAAGAGATTTTGGTTTGCAGGTTGTAAATCCATCTAACAAAAAACAAATTACAGAACTTAGCCAAATTAAAACTTTAATTACATCTGAGCAAGTTGATGATACTCCTATATCTATAGAGGGTATGCCTGAGATTAAAAATATTGCTGATGTAAAAAGAGCATATAATAATGCAATTAGAAAAAGACTTTATCTCAAATTTAAAGATAAGAGAAACTTAATATATACGTTTGAAGGTTTACTATCTGAATTAGATCTTAGTAGACAAAGTAATAAAATTACAGCTAACCTAGCTACTTTTTTTGAGTATGCACAAAACTCCTTAAAAGCAAGTCAATCTAGCAGTAACCTGATAGAAATGTTCTCAATTAATCCTGAGACAAATGAACCTAACTTTGATATAAACAACCCTATTGCAATTGCTAAGGCAGAGCAGTTGTTTCTTAAGTTACTTTAATAAAGGAGTATTCCAAGAAAAAATACCTGGAGATAGTTTTGCATTAGTTTCTGATTTAGGCGCTAGAGTATTAAGAAGAGTTTATAGTTTAGAGGCTGATGGTAAATTAGGTAGATCAGGAAGTAATAAGAGAGATAGACTCTAAAGGTATAACTGTTGATAGTGATCTAACTATTGAAGGATTAAAAGGATTAGAAATACCTAAAGAAGGTATAGTCATATATGATAGACTAAGATATAACCTAAAAGAGTATGATAATAAAGGTAATGAAACGGGTCTAGTTTATAGTGAAGCTTTGATGCCTGCACTTTCTAAAGAGGTATATGAGCAAATAAGTGAAAAGAGTGGTAAAATACCAGACGTAATTGCAAAAATGTTTGGTGTTAGAATTCCTTCACAGGATAAACATTCTGCCATGAATATTAAAGTTGTTGATTTCTTACCTACATATTATGGTTCATCAGCAATGTTTGCTGCTGAATTAGTTGAAGTATCAGGAGCTGATTTTGATATTGATAAGCTTTATACTCAAATGAAGGATTACTATTATAATTCAGAAACAAAAACTTTTGATGCTTATGGTGAAACAAAAGGTAGAGAGTTTCAAGACTATATTGCTTTTATAAATAAGAAAGTAAACGAAGACACTGTTTATGCACAAGCAGTAAAGTCTTTTGAAAGACAAGGATCAAAATTAGAAGATTCTGCTGAGACACTTAACTTAAATGATTTAGGTTGGTCTGATAGAAGTATAAAGGCAATACAAAGATTAGGTTTACCCAAAACTCAATTAGAATATACTAAATATAAAGAACAATATGGTGAGCCTTATAGCGGCGCTATTGATAATCAAATACTAGATTACAGAATAGCATTACTTGGTAATGAAGGGATAAGAAAAATTTCTACCACACCTGCTGCATTAGCAGCTGTAGAAGCATCATATAAAAATTTAAAATTACTAGCTCCTAATTATGTTGAAAGTAGAAGTGCAGAAAATGTAGATGTAGATGATATTTACGGTAAAACATTATCATTTGAAAATAATAAAGGTGCTGCTATTGGTAGAGCTGTGTCTCCAAACTTATATTTAAGTTTGTTAACTGAGTATGGGATACAGTTAGATCCAAGAGTTCAATTCCGTTTAAATGATAAATTCTATAAAGGATTTGATGTACTAGAAGTTAGAGATGGTGAAAGAAAACAAGATGTAATATCATCTATAGTTACAATGTTAACTGATAACTCAAAGGAAAATTATGTAGCCAAACTTGGTATGCATAAACAAGCGGTAAGCATTGCTACAAATATGGTTGCTTTGGGTGTACCCCTTGAAGATGCAGTACTATTATTAAACACTAAAATAGCAAGAGACTTATTTGATCAAGCTGCTAATAAAAAACAAAAGTTTGACAAAGGATTTACAAGCCTTATAAAAGAAAGAATCACATTACTTAATAAAGAATTAAAGAAAAAAGGTCTTTCAGATTCAGATGTAAATCAAGATCAATTAGCTGCTAGTGTAGAAGGGGAAACTTTGTTACCTGAAACCGAAAGAGATATTTTAAGCATACTATATAAAGTTGCTTCTATATCTCAATTTACCGGAAATCTAGAAGCACTTACTGGTATATCTGGTAATGGTATTGGCAAGAATCTATCTGATGTAGAAGATAGAATTGATAAGTTTGAAAAACTTGGATTAAGACCTTCAAAGTTAGAGGTATCGCCTTTATTAGATATTACACCAATAATTCAAGATAGTTGGGTAAACTCATCTTTGAGGGTATTTAATGAACTTGCAGATCAATTAATACCTACTACATTTATTACTGGAACTGATGTAATGAATGAGTTCTATGATAGGTTAGCTGTAAGTTTTGATACAGATAATTTAGCATTTAATAATGAGGTTGAGCAAAGTATTAAAAGAGATTTACTTTCTTACTTTACTATAAAAGCATACATGCATAATGTAGCTAATACAAAAGAAAAGAGTGCTGGTACTTTAAGTAATGCATTAATTTACCCTGGAGGTAATTTTAATATTTATACTTCTGTAAATAGATTGAAAACTGCAGATCCAAATAACTTTTTCTTGACTAAATTTTTAGAAGTATTACCAATACAAAATAAAAATAATGTTACTGGTTTAAACATACTTCAATCTAATAGTTGGAGAAAACTAAATAAGTTACAAAAGATAGACCTTCAAACATCTTTTGCAAAGCTTTATGGTAATCCAGCAACAAGAGCAGATGCTATGACAATTGTAAACTATATTATGGTTAAAGATGGTTTACAACTTAAGAGAGGAACATTGTTGGATGCTATTTCACCTTTTGTTATTGATGAATATCTTACACACATTAATACAGTTAAGGAAACATTTTTAAGACCTGAGCAAAATGATGCAGGCTTTATAGAAACCTTTGGATTAAACAAAGAAGAATTATATAATGAATTAGAAGATGGATATCTTACATCAAATATTACAGGGCCTAAATTAAAGCAAGTAGAAGTTTATCAATCTAATTTAGGTACACAAGTCAGAGGTCTTAGAGGGTCTTTAACAAATGATAAAAAAGCATTTATATCTAAAGCGGCAGATGGTGAATTAAATTTTGACTTTGAAGATCAACCTAAATATATAAGAGTTAAGGATATGGTTGAAAATGTTGCTACAGGTTTTGTAAAAACAACTTACTTAACATTTAAAATAGAACCTTCTGAAAAGGCTTCTTCATATAGATATAATCTTATTGATACTATGGGCTCTAACTTCCAAAATGGTATTGGTTTTATGTTTGGTGAACGTGATACTTATAACCAAGTCAAATATAATATCCAAAATAAAGAAGAGATTGGTTATGGGACAAATGAATTTGCAGGTGTAGATACTAGCTTTGAACCTTCAGAGAGTGCATTACAAAATATTCAAATGCAAAATAACACATCTGTATCAGCAAGAATATTAAGTAATGATAGAGCTGATATAGTTGCAGATGAAAACTCTGTTGGTATTATAGATGAGGGTCAAGGTGCAATTAATATTAGTGATGCAACATTATCAAATTTGTTATCAGTTACATCACAAGAAGCTCCAACACAACAACCTAGTGAGGTTAAAATAGAAGTTACTAGTAAAAAGTATTCTAGAAACTCATTAGATAATGATTCAAGCAGTATGTATTTATTTACAGACAATGCTGAAAGAACCTCTAGACCTAACGCCACTTCTCCTAATATTATAGAAGGTTGGTATGCGGAAAAGTATAAAGATAAAACTGATAAGCCTTTACACTATGGTAGTAAATCTAACCCTACTAGTGCAGTAATAAGAGGTAAGAATAATGCCTACCCTATTTCTACAATGAGTGCTTATGGTACTAATTGGACTAATGAAAATTTTGATTTATTTAAAGATACAATTGATGATGAGATAGCTCAAATTAAACAAGATTTGCCTAAATTTAAAACTCTTAAATTGGGTAACTTTAGAATAGGTCAAGGTGGTAGATTTGCTAAATTACCTTCTCAGCATCAGTCTTATTTAGATTCTAAATTATTAGAATTAGGTATTGATAATTCAGGTAATATTCCTAAAGTAATAAAACCAACACAACAAACTAGTGGGGTTGAACAGTCAGAAAATGTACTTGAAGCTCAGGCTAGTTTACCAGAAGTATCAGAACAAAAAGCAGAACAATTGGATTTGTTTGAAGCTGAATTACAAGATAGATATCCTATAATTACTGAATTTTATAATAGTATTTTTGCACTAGGTTTTGTTAATGAAGAAATACTTCAAAATAAAACTTCTTTGAAAGAAAATAATATTAGTAGCCTTGAAGATATGGTATCTGCTTTTGAAACTAACTCATTTGAGAGTGAAGAATCTTTTGTAGAAAATATTAAAAAATGTATATTAGGTAAATAAAAAGCAACGATGAGTAAATGTCACAATAGAAATACAGTTGAATATAAAGCATTAAAGAATGTTTATGGTACTGATTTAGTAACAGGCAACGTTATTGATCAGTATCAATCATTTACTAAAACAGATGCAATACCAACTACCGAGCAAGCAGCAGATCTACTTAAAAAAAATAAAATTGCTTTTAATTTAAAACAGAGAGATTTTGCACAAGCACTTCTAAATAATTTAAGAAGGGAAGGTATTATACACAATTATAATAATGAATACTATATTGTTAATACAAACCAAGAAAATCTTGCGACTGATCCTGATTTAGTGAAGGCTAATATTGAAAGGTTATATGAATACTTAAGTATTAATAATATATCTAGTGAATCTGTATCCTTAAGAAAAACACCTAAAACATTTGCTGTTAGTATTGACTCTAGTTTATTTAGTAATAAAGATATGCTTGAAGCATCTAGATCTTGGGATACACCTAGAGCTAGAAAAGTTGTAATGCATTTAATGAAAATGTTTCCTGATATTGATGTAAGATTAATGTCAGTAAAACAAGCTGAAGATATTTATAATAGCATTAACTATTATGCTAAGAGCAAAGTACCATTTAGTAAAATCAATTCTTTTTATTACCAGGGTTATGCTGTACTTATAAAAGGTAGAGTAACAGATGAAACAGCCATAGAAGAAATACTCCACCCATTTGTTGATGCCATCAAAGTTGATAACATTGCTTTATTTGAAGGTTTACTTGCAGAAGCAAAAAGAAACTTTCCTGAGTTGACACAAGAAATTGAGGATGCATATAATGATAAAAGAAGATTTAGTGCGGAAGATAGAGATATTGAAGTTGTAACTCAAGCATTATCTAGACATTTTAATAATGAGTATGAGAAACAACCCACTACAAGATTTCAAAAATTAATTACAGACTTATTAGAGTGGTTTAAAAATATTATAGTAAATCTTCAAGAAGCTATGACGGGTGTAATTACAGTTGGTAATATTTCACCAAATGCAAAACTAACTGACATAGCAAAGTTATTAAATACAGAAGGAATTAGATTTGATTATACAATACCTAAGAATGGTCAGGTAAAATATAATCTATCTCCCGGTAAGAAAAATATTGTTAATAAAGCAAAAGCTCAAGGTAATGATTTACAAAAAAGAATGATTGATAGATTATTCCATAATGTAAATCAAACTAAAACCTTATCGGATACTTTATCTGGTACAGCACAATTAGAATATAACTCTGAAGATCTTGTTATCTTAAATAAACAAGATGGTAAATTTTATAATTTATCAGATGACCCATCATCTAGAACACCTTATATATCTGCTAAAGAAGCAGTTGGTATTAAACAAGATCAAGCGGCTATAGGAATTAAAGAAGATGTTAATACTATGCTTGATGCTATTGCAGGTGCAAGAACATTTGCTGAAATAAAAGATCAAATAACTAATATTGATGAGACGCTTGCAGAACAAACATTTAATAATATAGTAGATCAAATTGAAACAATAAGAGATAGAGGGGACGTGCTTCTAACTAATGTTGTATTTCATGATAAAGATACTCAGATTGCGGCTAAAGCAGATCTTGTTTTTATAACCAGAACTGGTAAAGTAAAAGTTGCTCAAATACAAATGCATAAAGATAACATCATCAGTACAGACCCTAAGAAATGGTTGCAAAGTATTGAGGGTATTGCTAAAGCTGCTTATGAAAAAACTAGTCCATACTATACAGTTAAAGTTGAATTAGATAAAAATAGTTTGTATAGTCAAGTATCTGGAGAATCTTCTTTGGCTCAAAGTGTTCAGGATTCTCTTGAACTAAATATCATAAGACGTTTAGTTGAAAACATGGGATACGAAATAGCTTATGGAGAAGATGCACTTGTTAGTTTACATACAAGTTATAAAGGTAATAAATTAAAGTTTAATGGTCATGCTAATCATGCTACTACTCAAAATCTTGATAAAGTAGATATGCTTATACCAGATGCATATAACTTAGCTAAGCAGAAAGAGATTGAAGAACAAGTAATTAAAGATGCAGAAGATCAAATATATAAAACCGAATCTCAAATAGATGAGTTGGAAGGCATTGCAGAAGAAATAGATCCTGCAGAATATCCCGCTTTGAGTACGGTATCTGGTGCATTAGAAGCTTATGAAGTTGCATTAATAGAAAAACAAAAAGCTTTTGACCTAGCTCAGAATAATATCTTTATGGATAGACAAGGTGAAGAAGCTAGAGAACAAATTGCAAGTACGATTGGAATGATTAGTGTTGCAAGAGCTGAAGGACCTGTTGCTAGATCTGCTGTATATACAAGATTACTTCAAGATGCGCTAAGGCAAATGAAATCTTTTTCTGCATATATTAATGATCCACAGAATTTATCAGATCCTAAGTATATATACTATGTATTAAACTTTGAAAGATTTCTAGAAACTTTTGAGGGTCTATATGCAGTAACTGAAAATAAAGAACTAAATGCAACACAAAGATCTTTAGTAGGTAGTATTGAAATAGAATTAAGAAAACTTCTAGGTACTAAAGTTGTTTCAGGTTCTGGAAAAGGTCAAGGCCTTATTAATGATGCAATTTTAGACTATGTTGAAAAAGTTATAAAAGACTATGCATTTCAAGGAACTAAAAAGGATGATGAGGTAGTTATACAATCACATGGTGGTATGGAATTTACTTTAGCAGATCTTAGATCAATGGTTAGAGATCTTGCTCCTGATATTGCCAACTCTGATTTGTATGCAAGAGACTTGTCAACAAGTAAAGATGCTATACTTGCTACTATGGACAAGATAGTAAAGTTTCAGAGACAAGAGTTTTTAGATAGAATTGAAAAAAGAGAAAAAGAATTATTAACGGCTGGTCAAACTTTATTAAGACTTTCACCAGAAACAGATGTAAATAGACTTTATGATTTCATGTTGGAATATGAAGATGATGGAAGTTTTTCTGGTTTATATGTACAACGTATAGGTCAAAAATATAATAATGAAAAACAAAAAATACGTGGTCAACTATATGATGAGAATGGAAAACCATATGAGTATTATCCTATTTATTCATTAGAAAATGCTAAAGCGGAAGAGATAGAATTTAATAAAGATCTTTATAGAAAAAAACAAGCATTTAGAGAATTTATGGCTGCTGAAAGATATGAGGATGGTCAATTAACATCAGGAAAATATCATCAGTATACACAAGAATTTAAAACTGCTAGAGCTAATTTTGAATACTTTCAACCTTATTCTAATAATGAAGGTGGAAGATGGGTTAGAAAACAAGGGGTGGATATAACAGCATATAATGCTTATAGAGCAAAGTATTATCAAGAGTTAACATATACTAAAATGTATAGGAATAATGGTGAACCTACCGGTGCCATTAAAGAAAACATGAAGTTTGATGATGCTGTAAAACCAGAATATGTAGAAGTTAAAGATTCATTTTTTAATACAGAAACGGGTCAACAAGAAAGCCTTCTAAGTGAGAAGTATGAGGCTATCATGAATCCTAAAGATGCATTAGGTGAAGCAAGAAAAGCTTATTATGAAATGTTTGTTAAAAACTATGAAGAGCTTCTTGACAAACTACCTAGAGCAACAAGAGGTCAAATGCTTGGTAAAGTTCCTATTATTAGAAATAATTTTGCTGATGAAATAAAAGCAAAACCATCATACTTTGCTAGATTAGTACCAAACTTTTTAAGAAGTGTAAAAAACTTTTTTGTTCAGACTTCTGAGCAAAGAATGGTCATGGTTAATAAAGATGGTAATTTAATTGACACACTTCCAGTATTTTATACCGGTAACGCTAGAGCAGAAGATGCACTAGAAAATATATATAATCAAATACAAGAATTAAAAAATAAAAGAACTACGGGTGCTATAACTGTAAATCAATATAGTAAAGAAAGAGCTAAGCTAGAGGCACAAGCAGTAAAACTTAGATCACAACCTACACTAGGTGAAGTAAGTACAGATATGACAACCAGTCTTTTAAAGTTTGGCAGGATGGCTGAAAACTTTGAAGTAATGGGTGAAGTAGAAGGCACATTGCAAGCAATGGTCAAAGCTATTGAAATGAGAACTTATACAACCCCTGATTCAAATACTCTTCTATCAAAAGTATATGATAAGACTAAGGGTTTCATTACTAAAGAAACAGGTAAGAAAAACTATCAAGGCCTACAAAGTAATGCTGCAAGAAGAGCTCATCAGTTTATGAAGATGGTCTATTATGATAATTCAGAAGTTACAAAAGGCGCCTTAGAGAATGTTACAAATGCAGTAATTAATTTTTCTTCTCTAACTTACGTTGCATTTAACATATTTGGTAATATCAACAACGCAACTTTAGGTCAAGTGAACAACTGGATTGAAGGTATAGGTGGATTATACTTTACACCACGAGCTTATGCAGATGCAGAAAAAGATTTTATAACTAAAGCTGTACCTAATTTAGTAAGAAGAACTTCATATGTTGCCGGAGAACTAGCAGACTTAGCGGGTAGAGTTGCTACACTAAATACTTTACAGCTTAAGAAAAGTGATTATGATGTAACAAAACCTGTTAGTAAATATGAATGGTTAGTGGATGAATTCAGAATGATGGATCCAGATTCAGATTTACGAGAAGTTACAGGCTCTGCAGAGAAAGGAACTGTATGGGAAAGATTTACTCAGATTGGTTATTCATTTAACCAAGGAGCTGAATATATGGTTCAGAGCAAAATTGGAATGGCTATACTTAAATCAACTCTAATAAAAAACAGTAAAACGGGTGAGACAATAGGATTAGATGAAGCATTTGATTGGGATAGATCTACAGGTGAAGGTAAATTAAGAGAAGGTTTTGATACTGTTATAGACTTTAGAACTAAAGAAGAATTCCCTTATGATAGAACTTACTTTAAAAGACTAAGAAATAATATACGTGAAGTAAATAAACAAATACATGGTAACTATGCTAGAGAAGACAGGATGGTTATCCAAAATAATTTTCTAGGTAAACTTATTGCTCAGTTTCATAAATGGGTAATGCCTGCATATAGAGCAAGATTCCAAGGTATGTATTATGATTCAAACTTAGGATGGTTAGAAGGTAGATATGTTTCTGCTGTGAAGTTTATTAATTTCTTTACTCAAATGGGTGTTGTTGGTTTGCGAGGATCAAAAACTTTAGGTTTAAAAGAAGTTGGTGCTGAATTTAAAAAACAGTTTGGTTTGACTGAAACTGGTACCTATAGTGAAGAGAAGGCAAACATGATGCTTAAAAATGTATATAGAACTTTGGGTGAAGCAATGATAGTTATGGCTGTATATGCAATATCACTAATGTTAAAAGGTGCAGACCCGGATGATGATCCATTAGAAAAGAAACTTAAAAACTTTGCTGCTTATCAAGCAGACAGAACTTATAGTGAAATGATTCTATTTGTTCCTCTACCTGGTTTAGGTGGACTACAGCAAACATATCAAATGGCTAAAACACCAATAGCAGCAACAAGAACTTTAGGGGAATTTGGTCAGGCTTTAGAACTATCCGTTTTAACAGGTGTTAAATCACTGACTCTAACCGATCAAGAATTTGCAGATGACTCTGCTGTAGTATATCAAAATAGACCAAGAAAAGGGCAGCTCAAAGTTTATAAAAACTGGGCTGATGTTATACCTTTAATATATACAGTTCAAAAGTGGGGTGCATTTGAAAAACTTGATGATTTTTATATCAAGTAAGACAAATTTACAGATATAAAATAGAATTGTGTCAGTAAGTTTTAGTATATTATAGTATAAACCCTATAATCTACCATGAAAGAGTTATCTGAAGATACACGTTTAAATGTAAATGTAAAAACCATTGTTGCTATTTGTTTTGGTTTATTATCTATAGCAGGTGTTTATTTTACACTAGTAGCGCAGATTCAACAGTTAGAAATTAATCTAATGAGAATGGAATCCGAACTTGAAATGAATTCAGAGTTTAGAGTAAAGTGGCCAAGGGGAGAGTTAGGATCATTACCTGATGACGCTGAACAGAATATGAGATTATTATATTTAGAAAAGTACCAAGAAAAAGCAGTTAATGATATTGACATATTAAAATTAAAAGTAAAAGAAATTGAGAGCTGTATAAATGAATAAGTATTAACATGACAACTAAAATAATTATAGTGGGGATAACAGCTTTTTGTACATATTTATGTACATACTTTCTTAATTTATCTATGGAAAATATGGAACAGTACTTAGCTGTTTGTTCTGTATTATGGTTAGACGGTATATTTGGAATTTGGGCAGGAATAAAAAGAGAAGGTTTTAAAACTTATAAAGCACTGAAGATAACAAGAAACACCTTTGTGTGGATAGCCATCCTAACCGTTCTCCTTATGGTTGAAAAAGGATTTTCAGGAACAGGTTGGCTATCCGAGGTTGTTGTTGTACCGTTCATGATACTACAACTTGTAAGTGCATTAAAAAATGCTTCTATGGCCGGCTTAATAAAGACAGAAGAACTTAATAAAATTCTTGATAGAATTGATAATCACAAAGGTTTAAGAAAGTAAACTACCCCTCACAACTAGCGCATTCTAATATATTACGAGCAAAGTCTTGAGCACTACTTTTACTAAATTGATAGTATAAAGTCTTTACCCCTTCTTCCCAAGCATATAAATATAATTGGTTAATATGCTTAGCAGACACAGATGGATCAATCATTAAATTAAGTGACTGTGACTGATCAATATATTTTTGTCTTTGAGCTGCTTGCAAAACAATCTCTTTAGGTGAGATCTCAACAAAAGATTTAAACACAGCTTTAGTAGGAAAGTCTAAGTGTTGAACACTACCATCTTTACTTAGAATAGACTTCCAAGTTTTATCTGTATTTAATCCATACTTTTCAAGCTCACTCTCTAAATAAGGGTTTTTATATACAGTCTTAGACTTAGCAAGATCTTTTACAAAGTAGTTAGACTTAATAGGCTCTATTCCCATAGACACTGCACCGTGGATAAAACTACTAGATTTAGTAGGAGCAATGGCCATTAGTGTAGTGTTGGCATATCCTTCTCTTAAACACTTATATCCATAGTCAGTGTGCAGTTTTCTTGATGCTATTTCACTTCTATCTTTTATTGTTCTGAATATTTCACTATTTAACCCTTTAGCTTGTATTGAGTCAAACTCAATTAACTTAGACTGAAATAAAGAATGATATCCAAGAACTCCTAAACCAATGGCTCTGTGTTTACTAGCAAAGTTATATGCTCTCTTCATACCGGGCATAGTTTCAGCTTTTATGATAAACTCATCCATTACAGCATTAAGAAAATATACATATGTCTGTATAGCATCTGTCTCTTTTATTTCATCCCAGTGTAATACATTTATAGAACCTAGGCAGCATACAAAAGAATTATAACTATCTGTAGGAAGCTGGATCTCTGAGCATAAATTTGAAGCTGTGATCTCCATTCCCATATCTTTGTAAGGTGTATTATTATTGGTGTTATCCTTAAACATAATATAAGGAAAGCCAAACTCAGATCTACGCTGAATTATTTTTGCCCATATCTTACGTTTCTTTCTATCCCCATCTTTCATTTCTTGCATCCAGGCATCACTTACTGTAACACCATACTGCAAGTTTTGTATTGGATTACCCTCAGTACCAATATCTAAGAACTCATCTATGTCAGCATGCTCAACTGGTAAATATACTGCACAAGCTCCACGTCTAGCTTCTGATTGTTTGCATACATCCACTACAGTGTCATACATTCTAGCATAATGAATTGGTCCATCAGCATGACCCCCGGTTGATATTACGCTACCTCTAGGTCTAATATTACCCAAGTAAGCACTAGTACCACCACCATACTTAGACATCATACCTATCTCACGTCCTGCGTTAAGTATACTATCTAAGTTATCATCTATATTAGATCCATAACAGCTGATAGGTAAACCTTTTTGTTTACCAAAGTTAATCCATACAGGAGTAGACAAAGAGTAAAATCCTCTTGCCATATAATCCTCAAACTTTTCAGCAAAGCCTTTTATATTCAAATATTTCTCTGCCTTTATAGCAATGTCTTTGATTCTTTGTTCAGGGCTTTCTGATATATACCCTCTTGATAAAAATGTGCGGCTGTCTTCATTCAGCCAGTAGTATCTATTATATTCCATGGTTGTTGGTTTATTAAAATAAGTCATCTACAGTGATGCTCTTGCTTTTCTTATTATAGTCTACACTCTTTTTATAAAAGAAGTCTCCTTCTTTAGTACCAGTGATTTCAATATCAAACCACTCAACTGATTTTAGTTTATTTTCATCAACTTCAAAGATGGGTTTGATTCCTATTTTTTCCAATGAGTTATTAAATCTATTTTTTATAAAATGAAAAATAGTTTCTTTAGGTAGAAACTCAAGTTCACCTTTTTCAAATATCCAATCTAATATACCACATTCAGCTATATAGGCTTTCTTACATGCTGAATAAATTAGATCTTCAAATTCAGCATCAAACCACTCAGGGTTCTCCTTTTTAATAATATTTATGATTTCAGCTCCAAAGTTACCATGTATCTCTTCCTCTTTACTTGTAGCTTCAACTACATTAGAAATACCTTTAAGTACGTTTTTCTCTTTGTTGAAACTCATCATAATTAAGAACTGACTAAATAAACTTACGTGTTCAATAAATAATGAGAACAATAATACAGACTTAGTGTACATCTTGTCATCTCTAGAGCGAGTACCATCAAGATACTTTTTTAAATACTTAAGCCTTCCCTCTATTGCTGGTTCATTAATCACATTTTGAAATTCATTTTCTAAACCTAATATACGCAAAAGTCTAGCATAAGCATCTTTATGTCTTACCTCTGACTCAGCAAAAGTAAACCCTACATCACCTATCTCTGTGATTGGCATACGCTTGTAAAGATCACCCCAAAAGGTTTTTACATTAACTTCTATTTGTGCAATAGCGAGCATTGTTTTTTTAATAACATCTTTTTCTTTTGGTGTGATGTTAACTTTATAATCTTGGATATCTTCTGTAAAATTAAATTCTGTGTCTATCCAATATGAGTGGCGGATGGCATCTTTGTAGGCAAGTAATTGTGGGTATTCATAAGGGAGTATATTTGTTCTAGGTTTAAAAATATTTTTATTCATAAGGATAGTTATTAAGGATTAAAAAGCCGCACCTCAGAAGAGAAGTGCAGCTGCCATGTGATATAATTTAAGAAAAATATATCTATAAAAAAAGAATTAAAGCTTGATATTAACGTAAGAAATTGTTAAAAAAATTAATCCAATTTCTAAACCATTGACCCAACGGTATTTATTATCATCACATAATACTTCACAGTTAACAGTTTTTAAACCAAATAATGTTTCAGTGGGTAAAAACTCAACAGATAATTTATTTTTGAATACTAAAGGATTCACTTTATTCATAGGATATGTGTTTTAAAATAATTAGAAATAAATTTTGTATATTAATTATATATCAGAAGCTGTGATACAACACAAATATACAATTATATTTGAATAGCTTATAGTAATTTTGTATATTATTACTATAGTACTTTAAATTTTTAAAGGATGTTAAAAAAAATATTAAATGTAATCTGGACTTTCAGTCTTCAAGACTATTGGAAATGGGCTTGGTCAAAAACTGAAGTAGATGAAAAGGTTATTGAAGGTGTCAAAGAAACTAAAAAAAGAACCAAAGCTGCAGTTAAAGCTTTAAAAGGTAAAAACAATGGCTAAAGTAATAAACAACTTTACTCCTTCAAGTAGAACTAAAAGACCTGGTGTGCACAGTAAAAATGCTAGCAAAGGTCAAAGTGGCTATAAACAAAAATATAAAGGTCAAGGCGGAAAAAGATGAGAAACATTTGCTTATTCATACAATGGATTACTAAAGGAAAAAAGTGTTTAGGTTATTGCCGTCAAGGTTTATGTAATAAAACTAAAAGTTGTGTATAATGAATTGGGATTTAGAAATAGCATTTCATTGGCCTCACAATAGACTTGCATTAGGATGGGAGTTTATAGAAGCAAATGAAAAAGAGCCATTTACAACAATTAGGTTGTACTTGCTCGTAGTTACATTAACATTAGATATATCATGAGTAAAAAGAAACAAGCGGGTTTAAAACCACAAAAAATAACAAGACAGCAAGCTAAACTACTAATGAGAAGCGGTGGAGAATTAGATGATATGATGCTGGGTTCAGTTGTTGAAAAAATGCGTAAAGGTGGTAAAGCAGAAAGAGTTGTTAAAAATAAAGACGGCTCAGAAAAAATGCAAGAATATAAAATGGGTGGTTGGACTCATTCTGGTAAATAGACATGAACATTTTAACTGACATATTAAGTCTTATTAGACGCGGTAAATTTACAGAAACAGCTCACAAAGATGATGTTGTTGTTTTAGGTATGTGGAATGAAAAGCCGGATATGACTGGTGTTGCATCTCCAATACCTTATAAATCAGTAAAGCTTATTAAAGTAAAAGATCTTGCATCTTCAGAAAATTGTGATACTGCTAATGCACCAGCTAGCCCAGAAACAGGGTCGGTAGGTATATTTCAAAAACAAGATGTAGATCCAACTACAAATAAATGCACAGTATACCTTAGATCTCTAAAATCATTAAGTAGTAACCTCACTTTAAATTTATCAGCTGATGATAATTATATTGAAATTGATACAGATGGGGAACCAAATACTGCTGCTAACTTAGGTAATGGTATTGGTGTTTGGGCAGATAAAGTTGGTGAAACACTTAATTTTAAATCTTTAGTTGCAGGTAGTAATATTAATTTATCAGAGAATAACGGAGAAATTACAATTACATCAGCAGCTGGAGGAGGTGAAGTTAACACAGCATCAAATGTAGGTATAGGGGCAGGAACATTTGCACAGAAAGCTGGACCTGAATTACAATTTAGATCATTAACTTCTTCAAATGGTAGTGTAGCAATATCACAAAACACAGATAATATTGATATAGTAGCACCATATACCGAGTATAGAGTTTTATTAACACAAACAGGGACTAACGCTCCAGCAGAAACAGTATTAGTTAATACTGCCGGAATTACTATAACTTGGGCATATCAAGGTGTAGGGCAGTACACGGCAACATTTGCAAGCCCAATTTCTAATGTTGCATCTATTAATATTGCTCAGGTTTTTAAAAATAGTGGTTACCTAGCTCAAATTAATAGTGTAACTACAAATGGTTTTGAATTGCGTGTTATGCAGATTGGTGTTCCTGTAGGACCTGATGATCAATTACTTAATACAGAACTATTAATTAAACAATATTAACAATGAGTAATAAAAAACCTAAAAAGAAATTTAAAGATACAAAAGTTGGGAAATTTTTGTTAGGCGCTGGTTCAGGTATTGTAGACACAGTTGGAGATCTATTACCTGACTCAGGTGTTTTAGGTGTAGTAAAAAATCTTATTGATAAAGATCCTACATTACCGCCTGAAGATAAAGAAAAAGCTATGAAACTTCTTGAATTAGATATGATTGAAATGCAAGAAGTAACAAAACGTTGGGATAGTGATATGAAATCAGATTCGTGGTTAAGTAAAAATACAAGACCACTGACACTAGTGTATTTAACAATCATCACTTCTTTATATATTGTGCTTGATTCATTAGATATTGCATTTGACATAGATGAAAGTTGGGTAGAATTACTAAAGACTTTATTAGTTACAATTTATGTAGCTTATTTTGGCTCACGTGGATTTGAAAAGTATACAACAATTAAAAAATAAAAATTATGAAAAAGAGAATGTATAAGAAAGGCGGTTCAAAAGGAAAAGGTGCACAAGCACTATTTGATGCTTTGAAAGCTAAAGGATATAAAAAAATGGGCGGTAGCACTTATGGAGCTGGTGATGGAGATATTACTCCAAATAAAGCACGTATGAATCAAATGGCCAAAGGTGGAGGTCTTATGGGTTATATGAATGGTGGAGATGTCCTTGACCCAAGAACTATGAGAAATGGTGGCGGTATAAAAAGTAAAAAATAAAATATTATGAAGTCACATAAAAAATTACAACCAGGAGAAAATGGATATTATGATCCTACATCCATACCCCAAGCAATTCAACAAAAGAAAAACAGAAGGGCTGTAGAAGCTAGAATGAGAATGGCTAAAAAAAGTAAATTGAATCCTCCTCAAAAATCTACAAGAGCTGCAGAACCAGTTCAGTCAGCAGCTTTTAAAAAAGGATATAGGAGAGGTTAAAAATAATTTTACTATATTTAAAAATAAATTAAAAAGAGATGAGCGTTTATATACAAGAAGTCTTAGGGCTATTAAAAAGAAATAAAAAGAAAAAGAAGCTAGACAAAATGAGAGATCATTTTGAGTTTGGTAAGCTTTATCAAACCAGTAATTTAAATACTGGAGCGGCTTATAATCCTAAAATGGAACCATTTGTAATTAAATGGGGAGACCTTGTATGTGAAGCAACAGAAGACCTGACCAGAACTCAACCTGGCTCAGGTAATTTAGGTTTTGTACCTGTCTATACTACACCTGAAGGATCTTGTTCTTGGGATACGCTAAAGGATTCTATTATTACACAGAATGCTATTGGAGATACTATTACAGTAAACAATGGTAATCTTATAGTAGACTTGCAACTTACAGCTGGTTCAGCAAATATATTAGACCTTACTGAGGACCGTATAGTTATTGTAGGGCCAAATGGAGAATTAGAAGATGATCCAAACTTTACAATGGATGGTGTTACATTTACAGCTTTAGTAAATGTTCAGCATGGTGTTCCTGTTGTGTCACCAGCTCAACCAACTACAAACACAGTTATAAACTCAAACATATTCCTTAATGGTCCGGTATATGACTCTCAAGGTAATGTGGGTGGACTAGCACAAGTTCTTGTAGGTCTTGCTGATGGTAGAGTTATATGGTCTGATGATGACGTTGTTGAAGCTCTTACATATGGTAGTCTATGGCAAGGTAATATAAATGACCTCAAACAAGAATTGCCTATTGGTAATGCTGATCAAATTTTGATTTCTGATGGGGTTACGTTCTCATGGGAGGATAACCCTGCTGCTATAGTAGGAGAGCAATGTGCTGTATATACAATTCCTCTTTGGACTCCTGACTCTAACACACTAGGCTGTTCAAAACTTATTCAAGATGGTGATAATTCTACACCAGCTACAAATGTAATATCTAGCGTTACATTCAACGTGATAAATACATCAGCAGACTCAGTTATTAATTTAGTTAATGATGATATTAATCAAGTAAACTTTTTTGCAGAGGGTAACAATGTCTTTGGTATAGAGACTGATAGTATTAGTTCAGATCAACTTAAAATAGAGCACTTTACAAGTGAAGATGCTAACCTATCAAAAGAAGAATTCATCTCTTTTGATGTTGATACTACACAAACTAACAATAAACTTGTATTAGGAGGTGATGCTGCAGGTGGTGTACACCCACGTTTAGCAGATGGATCTGTTCAAATAAATGTTGATTTAGAATTAGAAGATGTTCCTGATGATAATGCTTTAGAGAAAGTATTAGTAAGAGACACTACCACAGGATTGGTAAGACAAAGAGATGCATCTACTATTAAACCACAAGTTGGCTTTGATACATTAGAAATGTTACCTGATGGTTGGGCATCAACCGATGGTAACTTTAATGCATATGTAAAGCTTGATGACACAACAACTGCAGTCAAAAATATTAAAGATATGGATTGGCTTGTTGATGGAGATAGAGTTGTAGTAATTGCAGAAAATGTAAAGACAGGTTCATTGTTAGCCGATAATGTAATTAGATTCCCTCAATGGAGTTCTGCTTCTTTTACAACCGTAAGCAATCATACATCTTGGAATCAAGCTAGTATAGGTTCCGGTTGGACAGGCGCTATTGATAATGGCTATGAAACTTCAACTCTTTTATTTGGTGAGAAGCTTAAATTTAAAGCAGAATTATATGAAGTACCTACAACAAGCAATGCTCAATTAAATTGGGATGCATGCTGTAAGATATATTCTGATAACACTTGTCCTATAGTAAATAATGCTAGCTTTACAGTAGATGAAGACACATCTCATAATGGTACACTTATTACTTCAGATGATGGTTATGGAGGATATGGATATACATTTACTATAGTATCTCAACCAACAAATGGAACAATAACTAATTTTGATTCAGCTACAGGAACATATACATATACACCAAATCTTAATTATAATGGTTTTGACAGCTTTACGTATCAAGCAAATGATGGTTATTGTGATAGTAATATAGCAAATGTTAATATAACTGTTAATTCAATTAATGATGCACCTATATGGACATCAATTGATCCTACAGATCCAACATATACAGGAACTCCATGGACTAATCTTACAGGAGGCGATGTTCTAGTTCCTTATAACTGGACAGTAGCTGATCCAGATCATCCTTGTTCTGATTTAACTTATAACATGACACTAGTTGATTCTAATGGTACTCCAGGAACTTGGTTAACATTTACACCAAATACTCCAGCTGATTGTGGAGGTACACTTAGTGGAACATATCCAGTAACAGGGGGTATATGGACAGTTATACTTACAGTTACTGATCCAGGAGGTTTATCAGCCACACAACAATTTACAATATCAGGTATTATTCCAGATAGAGATACATATTTTGCAGTTTGGATTGATAATTCAGGATCAATGGACGATCTTGCTCAAGAGCTTGCAAGACAAGTAAGCGTTGGGCAAGCTATAGTAGAAGTTACGGGTGTAACTGCTAATAGTATAACTGGAACAGGTGGTGTAACTGGTGGAACTCAAGTAGCTAATAGCGTTTTTATAAATGATGTTAGTGCTGTAGTAGCGGGTGATGCAGGTGTAGGTCAAAATTCTTTTTTTGTGGTTCCAAGCACTCTTCCTGCTGGAGTTACAACATCTTTTTCAATTCAAATAATTGACCCAACCAATGGTAACTTAACTAATACTGGTATAAATATTACAACTCAACAAAATCCGGGTTCTAATACTTTACTTTGTGATGCCAATCCAACCGGAACTATTCAAGTTGGTGATTTTTTATTATTAACTATAAGTGATGCGCTTGCATCAAATGACTATAATAATCAAGATAGTCTTAGATCTTTATTCCAAGATTTCTATGCAACAGGTGGAGTAGAAGGAGCACCAGATAATAATCCTGACCCAGCAACCAATGGTAGAAATAGATATACTTCTCACCTTAAATTTGGTTTCATGAATCAAGCTCCAGGAAATGGAGAAAACTGGTTTTATGGTCTTGCAAATTATGGTTATCAAGATACTCAAGCAGAATTTGATGCTTCTGTTTCTACTGGTGGAATATTTGAAAGAGCAACAACAATTTGTACACTAGTATTTGGAGATGAAGCTTCTGGTTCTTATGATCTACCTAATAACACCGGTCCATATAGTGGTACTGGTACTGCAGGTGGTGCCAACTTACTTGCTGATTTAAATTCAACACGTACTTGGATTACTCTTGGACCTAATGCTAGTATAAATGGTACTCCAACAAATGTAAATGCTGTTGGTTGTATGTTTGCTGCTAACACTAATTCTACTATTCGTAATATAGGTATTTCTGCTGGAGCTCGTAATGGAGTAGGATTTGGTGATGTAGCTGCTGGACTACAGTTTGGTGGTAACTGGAGTAATACTACTGCACCACTATTACCAATTGAACCAACTCCACCTACACCAAGAAGGATAGAGTTTTCTGGTTATAACGGAGACCCAACATATGGAACAACCGGTATACCACAAACCTCACCTAGTGCTGGTTTCTATCAAACTCTAATTCGTACAAAACTTCAAGATTTAGGATTCCAAAACATTTAATATGAGTAAAGTAAAAGGAAATAAAGCAAGTAATCCACTGAGTCCACATAGTCCTAAAACAAGGGCTACTGGCTCAGTGGTTAATACTAGTCAAAACTCAAATAAAGGTGGTTTTAGACCTGACCCTAATACAACTGTACTAGGTACTATGAATAGTATAATGTCTGAAAATTACGGAAAGTAAATTAATTACTTTCTTAAACCTCACCTTTCATCTCTTTCTCTTTCTCAAGCATTTCTTTCTTATTATTACGAATATGCTCAAGTAAAGCCATTGCAACTCTTTGGTCTGAATCAAACATATGTGTTAAGTCTGATTCAAGTTTAAGTAATTCTTCCAGCGGTGTTTTCATCTTTCTTTTTAAATTTTATATTAATCCCACCATTTTAAAATATTATGCTCAATATACGTCCAAAGTAGTTTATGGGCACGTTTTTGTTTATCTTTACTAAGTAGAAACATTTGATGTCTTACTTCATCAATTTCTTTTTGATGCTCTTCATCTACTGCTAATTCATTCCATATTTTCATTGTATAGTATGGGTCTCCATTCTCATCTTTTTCATCTAACTCTACAAATTCATGTTTACTTTTACCATAAAGTTTCTCAATGATATCTATATACTCCGTACCATACTCTTCATCATATACTTTCTCCATCAATTCAACAGCAGTCCATATTTTAGAGGCATTTGTTTTTGCTTCTAATGTATGAGCTTTATCTGATTCTAGGTATTCAGCTGTTCGTTTTAGCTGATATTTAAAAAGTTCTATAGATGAATAATAATCAAAATCATATCCTTTCCATACAATAGGTATAAAGTCTATTACACGTTTTATTTTATAAAAAAATCTTTTAATTCTTCTTTTCATAATCTTTAAATATTAATTCAACATACCATATACCAAATTCAAATATCAATGCTTTATACCGATCATGATAGTATGCATATGTAATACCGAATGATGTTTGTTCAACGTATTGTCCCCTTCTTATTTTCATTTTCTATTTCTTTTTGTAAACATGCTAATGCACGCCACGCCACTTTTGCGGTATGACGAATTCCATCACTATCTATTGTCCCTGCATCAATTAGATGTCTTGCGAGGGCATCATAATCATCATTAGATTTATTACGATCCCAGTGTAATGGTTTATCAGGATGGTGTTGTTTATTCCCTTGTAACGATACACGAGCTATTTCCATTATAGCATCCGGAAAATATTTTAGTACTCCACTAAATACGGGTCTTTTTTTTCTTTCTTCAGGACTCATTAACTTTTATTTTTATTTTTTCTTTTAGCAGTGGTTTGCATATTAGATCTTTGCCAGTAATAAGTTTGATTAAATTCACTACAATCTTCATATCTGACTTTTCTACCATTAATAACTATATAGTTGCGCTTTGATTTTTTCATATGTTTCTCCATGTGTTTCTACATCTATAAGAGGAAGGATATCTTCCAATAACTTTTTCATTCTGGTTTTAGACTTTTGTTTTGCTACAACCCTATTATGATGCTCCATTACATATAAATGATAAGACAATGGATCTACTGACCTGAGTTTTTTATGATACTTATCTATTCTAACATCAAGTTTTCTTTGCTTGTTTAAATTTATTGTATTTGGTAAAGCTTTAAACTGCAACTCATCTAAGCGTCCTTTAAGATACTGAACCTCTAATAACTTATTCAACATGTCCCTATCCATCTCTTTCATTTTTATTTTATCTTTTGAAACTCACTATCCACTTTACTCCAGTAAATATATAATTCTTTATTCATTGACTGTATAAAATATAGCATCATAGTTATATGTGTTTGTCCATCTTTTACACCTAAAGTATCATATATTTGTAAGGCCCTTCTTTTTGTTTCATTCATATATTTTAAATAATGGTGCAAGGGGTCACAGGTTTACCTGGTTGGTTTGACCCCTTTTTTACTCACCAAATGATCTATACCGGACTATCCTGTATAAAATTATTATAGCAATTATTAATATTACTAAATCTCTATCCATTTTTACAGCCTATCCATATATGCATCATGAACTAACCTGCTATGTGTTATATCTTCATCTATAACAACATCAACTACTTCTTCCATGGTTACTTCAATATTATTATTAGATGCGTAGTCTTGATTAACAACTTCAATATTGGAATATAAATTTTTATTAATCAGTTCAGCGGTAATAAAATCATGAAAGTCTTGTTGGTCATTTAACCAATCCCGCGGATGTGCTTTCTTTAATGCATGCGTAACATGATTATAGAAGGCCCATGCACTATCTTTAGCTACTCCATAGTTAAAAGATGGTTTATCCATTTCTTTTTTAACCATAGACATTTGTTGAGAATCTAATAAATCCTCTTCAATATATAGTCTACCAATTAATTCTGAGGCAGCTCTGCAATCAATATCAATAGTTTTTAAATAATCTTTGTCTGCTATCAATACGCTTATAATACTTCTCAGCATTTTTAATTTGATCAGCTATATGATTCTAACAATCCATAATTTGCTGTCCCAGTATGCTTTCTTTTGAAGTTCATCATATCTCCGGCAACCATACCGTTATAACAAACTCTTACATATGCACCAATAGCACATGAAATCTTGTACTTTTATCATATGAATTTGTCCAGGCAAACATCATCCCTAATTCATTTCTTCAATAATTTCTGATCAGCGGTTTAATGGGTAGATATGATAGATCCCTTGTGCTAATTGAGCATTCATATTTGCTCTATATATTTCTTTGTTACTGTAAACCCACTCTTGCATTAAGTAAGGTGTAAGTATTGTCTATCACTTCTTTGTGAGTAACACTGTGTAAGTCTTACCATGATTAGGTAAGGGTGCAGTTTCTAGATAAGACTCTGGTAACTCTGTTGGTTTTTTATATCCCATAATTATTAAACTTTTAAAGTGTAAATATAATAAATTAATCTGACACAGCAAATTAAAATATATATCTTATTGTATCTATAGGAAAATATTTACTATATATCTCCTTAAATTCATTAAGCAATCTTCCTTTATGTTCTAAAGGATATCTCATAACTCCTGATTGATTCTTAACTTCATAAGAACGTCTCATAAGTTCTTGAGCTTCTGGAGATGCTTTAGCCATTTGATTTTTATGGTTGGTTAATGCAATTACCTCACATTTATTAATGCCTGCATTATCTTTTACCATAGAAAAAAGATTATTATACTCTTCTTTCCACCCTGGATAAAACACTAGAGGACTGTAATTACAATGTACTTCCCATCCTAAGTCTTTAAGACGATTGATATCTTCTATGCGGCTAGCTATCTTTTGCATTTTAGGTTCTAATATATTAGAATACTTCTGAGGCATGAGACTTACACGTACCCGTGGTGGTTTATTAAAGTGATTAACATCTAATTTTAATAATCCCGGATACTTTGTGGCCATTGTGGTATTTAACTGTGGATGATTATCATATCTTTTAAGATAATCAATCAAAGGTTCTGGCATATGCTTTTGCATTAAAACTAAATCAGAGTTACATGCAACATCTACCATTGTATATATAGGGTCTTGTTGATCAGGTTGCTTATAATAATTTTTTTCCCAATCAACAACAGACTGAAATATCTCATCAACATTTGTGTTGACATAAACTCTATTACCATTGTATCTAGACATATAACAATAAGTATCCACACAACCCCCAAAACATCCATAGATTATATTGGGAGCTATGCAGTTAGCACTATTATTATTGTCTTTAGTTACAAGAGTTTTAGTTTTCTGTGTCTTTATCATCTATTATTTCTACTTCTGTCCATGCTGCTAAATGTACTACTTCACCATTATCTCTTGTGCAGTAACTATACATTCCATCTACATGGCTAAAATTGAGTTCCTCTGCTTTTTCAATAACTGGAGAAGAAGGAGGTACTTTAATACCTGCTATTACTTTAACTATTTCTAGGTGTTTCATATAATTTCATATAATTTGTATTTAGTAAAGAGTTCATCCCCTTTTTTAATAAATTTTATTGTTGTTAAACGCATCATGTTACCAACAGAAATTAACTGAGCATTGGGTTCATCACTATGATTAATGAATCCACCCAATGGAGTTCTTATATAGTTATTTTCAAACTTATCATCATACACATGAGTTATTCCAAGTTCAATACCTTTAGCAATATCTTGCGTTGCAAATAAACCCAAACCGTGCACTGAAGAATCTTTTATTGTAAGACCTTCAGGTAATGGTCTATAACTCATTTTTAATATATGCAGATTCAGTACCGGATATAATATCTATATCTTTTATTTTTATTTCCTCAGGATCCTTAACTTCAATGTCTTCCAAATCATTCCATTCTGAAAATTTGCCTTCATCATCTTTCACAAATTGACCATTGATCATCTTACCTGTGCGTTTTGCAATTACATTATACGCAGACTCAAGACACTCCTCTAGTTTAAGCCCCTGCATTTTAGCCTGAATAATCAGGGTGACCATTATATCACCCATAGCATCTATAATCTCTGCTCTGTCATTGTTATTAACTGCTACACCCAGTTCAGTGCATTCTTCTAAAGTTTTTAATGCTTGTGCCATTGGTGTTGCTTTAGAAAGAATTCCTTTTTCTTCCGCCCAGTGTTCTACTGCACATTCTAATTCAAAATAATCCATAATATATAATCTAAATTTTTATTTAAAAAAAAGCAGCAAAAGTAATTAATAGTATTACTATTGCTGCTGTTAACTTCCAATACCATTTTTTAATATAATCATCCTCCCATACTAGAATATGGAAAACAAAACTAAGTATAATTAAAAAAAAAATTCCATAAAGTTCTAGCATGTTAGAATAATTTAAGTTGATTTGACGATACAGTTAATATACTATTTATCTCAGATTCAATTGCTTGCAAATAATATGCTTTATCTATATTATAGTTTTCCCATTTAGGTTCAACTTTCATATCATTATAAACTGTTTGCAACCATTTACCCGCTTCTAATTGTATTTCTCTTCCGTCTTTTTTATTTACTTTTATAATCTTTACTCCTGATTTAGATATAAAATATCTATTTATTTTTTGTAAAGGTGTTTCTTTATATACTCCATTATCTATATATCGTGCCACTTGTTTCCAGTCACCTTTAGATTTACCGCCAATACAATAATCAATTATATTTTTGTTAGACTCTAAATAATCTTCTGGTAACATGTCTTTCACAAAATAAGAATATATACCTTTTGGTATAACTAATTTAGATTTGTTTTTGTGTAGCTGTAAGTTATGAAAATCAAACCTACCTTTCAGCTTTACAGGAGCATAACTAAACTTATCATTATTAACTTTATATAAATAATGAGGTTGAGACTGTTTCATTTCTCTAAACTTAGTAATGTCTACATCTATGAAGTTGTTTACACCTATATAATTATTTACATCTGAAAGTACAAGCTTTTGATATTCATCATGTTCTAGACTTAAATTAGTTGTCTTTTCCCATTCTTCACATATTTCCATATATAGACCTATATATTCTCTAGGAATAATAGTTTCTACACCATCTGTATTCTGTAACAATGCAACTGCACCAGGTATACGCTCCATAATTTGCTCATATAACATCATTAAAGTTAACTGACCATTAATAGTTATGCGTAAACATAGCTCAGGATCATAAAAGAAACTATTTGCATCATTACTTAGACCAAATGTACTATTAAGTATAATTTTATATACATAGTTCATAGGATTACTCTTAGGAATCTTTTTTCTTTCATTAAAGAACCATTCATATTGATCACAGAATTCATCTACAGGAAAGTGTCCTGGTGAAAATTTATTTCTAATAGCTAAATTAGGATAAAAGCTAGTAACGTCTGAAGACATTATAACCATATCATCATTTGACTCATAAACACCTTTCTTTGCCGCACCATGAACACCACCTAAACCAAAATCTGTTTTTACATCTTTATAGTTTACACTATATTTAAAGCTACCCTTAAGTTTAGATGCATCAACTTCTAATGATTTAAACCTTTCATATAACATTTTAAATTCAGATGAGGTAAAAGAAATATAAGGTAGTATTATATCTTTAACTTTAATAGTATCCCTATAAGTTCTCATTCTTTTAAGATCTCTTTTGGGTATATTAAGTTTGTTAGATAAATAATAACCAAATAATTCTTTACTTATTCTTGGTTCAGAAGCACTGTATAAATTAATACCATATGTATCAGTTAACTCTTTTCTAAGTTTGATTTGTGATTTTGATCTATTAAATATCTCTTTAGTAGATCTAACATCATTTATACAGTAACCAATAATAGTATCTATTTCTCCAGTGGATTCAATAATTGTATCATGCTCTATAGGCATTTCTAATATATTCTGCCAATCCATACTATACTGAATCCATTTAAGACTAGATCTTTTAGCAGGGTTATCCCAATGATGTAGTTTAAACAAATCTATTTGACCAATAGTCATCTTCCAAATAGGATAATCACTAAATTCTTTATTGTTACTTTTATTAATACATCTTTGTGCGTAGCCATATATTATAGACGCTATCTCTGCACCATCTTTATCTTTTAATTTATCATAATTATCTAAGATATAGTGTGTTACTTGTGCATCAAAAGCTAATCCATTATAAGAAATATGCCATTGTCTCTTTTCTATATTATTATGTAAAAATTCAATAAACTCATCAAAATCATTACGTAAGTGGTGAATAACAAATATTTTAGTTTCATTTGTTTTGTAATCTTCAAATACACCTACGAAACAATTTACAAGAGTTTCATAATCCATTATCCAATGTTTCATATATTTATTGTTTTTAGCTAAAAAAAGCCCAAATTAATGAGCTTTTTTTGATACCAGTTAAATAACTAAAGATCTGGATTAGGGATCTTTAACCTCCGTGAGTATTATTGCCCTGGCATAATTATATTTGAAGTCTTAGTTTCTTTCACATCAGTTTGCATAAACTCTGAGTAATCAAACTCATTTGCATTTATAGCAAAAGTGTGAATAAAAGTTTCAATATCACTTTTTTCTGTCAAATAAAACTCAGAAAAAGTATCCACTTGAACTCTTTGTTCTTTAACAGTTTTTCCTGTTTGTTTGTTTGGAATTTTTAATCTAATAGGATCACCATTATCATCTAGTTTGGGAACCATATGATATGATTTTTTCATTACTTTACTAATGACTGCTAAAATCCCTGATGCGGGATCAAACATTGCTTCTGTATAAGGTGAGTCTAAGCTCACGGGAATAAGTGTAAATGATTTAACATTTCTAAATGCTGAATTAACAAGCATCATGTTTTGTCCAATTTGTGCCATATTTGCTGGTTTATTTTGTGTCTGTCAAATATATAGAATTTTCTTCTAATATTTTATTTAATATCCAATTATTATTGACAAGAGTTTCTTTTTTTAGATCTGGCGGTGTACAAAGTTCATAAACTTCTTTTAAACTTTCTACCTCAACACCTAAGTATTCCGCATACTCTTCATGATAATCTTTAGGTGATAAAAATGAATGAATATAATTTTCAGCTTTATCATTGCTACTAAAGTAATCTAATATTTTGATCTTACTATCAAGAGAAATTTTTGAATACTTTCCTTTTATAAAGTTATCAAAGTCAAACTTATATGCTTCAAGATTAAATATAAATAAATGTTTACTTTCTTCTAGCTTTATATAATTTTCAAATAATTTATTACTAACTATATGTTTATTTATAAATCTTTCAAACCTTTCAGTCATAGGTGTTTGATATATACATAAAAATACATTATCTTCAAAAGAGTACATGTCTTCCCAGGCTATATAAGTTTCCCTAGGGACATACGACATGCCTTTCTTTATACCTAATAATGGATATAAAAAAACTTTACTCTTTTGAAAATATTGTGTATACACTCCCATACTATAATTTAACCCTATTTACTAAGAAATCATAGGGTAAAGAATAATTTTTGTTTGTATAATGATAATCAGCTACTTTAAGAACACCTCCTAAACCTTCAGCCCACGAACCTAATGTTTGTTCACTAACATCAAAAACATAAACTTGATTATACTTATCTATAACAACAAACTTAAACTGTATAGTATATTCATCTCTATTGTCTTTGAGATACTCATAAACTAATTTACAATAAATTGCCGCCTGCAACCAGTAATTATAAAAGTCTACAGTTTCTTGAAAATCTACAATGGTTTTACCTGTAGTCTTGAGGTCACATATAGTAGCTATCTTTTTCTCATGATCAACTGTAAAATAATCTACATATCCATGCAAACCATATGTTTTGTCTGCTAGATTAAAGCTCAGATATTTTTCAGCATAAGTTTTAAAACTATCTAATTCAAAGTCTGTTGACTTATCTTTAAATAATTCTTGTACTTCTTTATTTGCTTTTAAAATATCAACCTGCTCTAAAGCTCTTTGATATGTAGAATTATCTATAGTATCCTTACTATCATTTGATAAGAACTTCCAATAATTTTCATGATCTTCAGTTCTAATCTTATTTAATCTTTGTTCATCCGTTTTAAGTGATTGATATAAATTTAATTGTTTAAGCGAATCAAGTATAACAAAATCATCACATGAAGCTAATGTTTCTGCATCAGTATGTAGACTCATATCTTTCAGCACTTTTATTACATTGTCACTTGGTGTTTTACCGGGGACAAGATTAAACTTCTGATTAAAGTTCTCAGGTTCAAATAATAGACAATGTAGAAGCTTACCTTCTATTAAATGTTTATCAGTCTTAACCTCTCTATCTAATAATATATAATCCTTATAAAACAAGGACGGAGAAAATAATAATTTGTTTAATGAGGAGTAGCTAAAGAAAAAATCTTCTTTAGCATAAAACTCCTCTTCTTTTTTTAAATCTCTATTCATTTACCATATTTTCTATTTCATCTGCAATATACAAATTTTCTAGATCAACTTTAAAAACTTGACTTTTGTCACCACACATATTATTTAATAATGTACTCATTAATAGTTTTCTAGTTTTATCTACCGCAAATCTTGTTAATTTACCATCTTTAGCTAAACATTTTATGTATGCATCAAAAGAATATATATTGCTTGTATTATGACCTCCTTCATAATTTTTCATTCTAGAACGTAAAGATTTTACATTTACCGAATTCCAATTATTTGAATCTTTGAAAAAATCATAATGCCACCAGTATAAACCAGATACAACATTAAAAGATTTTTCAACATTACAATTAGCTATCATTTCTACAGCAAGAGTTCTATTATCCCTATCTGAACTTATAAGCATATCCTTAATATTATCATATTGATCATCAGATAAAACCGCCAACTCAGAATCTATTATATCTAATACATCTGTGTCAAATACAATTTCAGATTTTGTATTTATTAAAGTTTCATATCTATTTTTGTTTTTATCTTCTATAACTATTAATCTACTATAATCTTTTTTATGTTCTGAATATATATTATTAAACGCATCAAGCCACTTATCTTGTACAGGAGTATTATTATAAGAATAATACCTATCAAACCTTACATAAGAATCTTTATCTGCAGTACTAATTATTTCTTTAAGCTGAGTTACTGCTTCCTGATTAAGTAAATCTTTTTCAATACATACTTTTATCATCTTAAAAAAATCAACAAAAGGAATTGCATTTTCCCATTTAAAAGTAAAAAGATTTTTTAAAAAGCTGTAAGATACTATATGTATATCTGCACTATTTGGATCTCTTACTACTTTTACATTTTCTTTTTTTTTAAGTAAATCTACTTTTTCTCTTGGTAAAGTTAATTTAGGATATCTATATATTTTTTTACCATTAATTATAAATGACTTTCCAGGTTTGAGTTTAGACAAATTTAAATTTTCTATATCTTTTTTTCCTAACTCCCATGAGTTAGTATAACCTAAGAAATATTCATCTTTTTTAAGTTCTAGATCAATTATATCTTTACCTCCAACAGAACTTTGTCCTTGTGCCGCCTTAATAATTGAATCTTTATTTATCTTTAAATTATAATATGTTTTCATACTAAATATTTTTTATATTCTTTTTTAACTGATACTTGAAATACATACAGATCTCTATTGTGTATACTTATCTCTTTTCTACATATTGGTTCAAGATATCTAAATGATTCTTTACTTAATAAAGAATTTTCCTCTAGCCAAAGTATCATATCTTGCGCATTTTTATGATAAAACTCACCAAAATTTGATTTATCTAACCAGAATTGTATATCTTTATTTCTATTAAAATCATAAGTAATAGCATTACAATCTTGTGCAAGTTTCCACAGAAAATGATGATTACTTTCATAGTCTATATTAGGAATTATAGTAGCAGCCATTGCTTTATCATCGCCTCCTGCATGAACCATAGATTTTATTTGTTGCATTAGCTCTTCAGTTAACTGCATTTTATTTGCAGATGCATGTAATACTGTCTCTATATCCACTGTTGTTACTTCACCTGTATCAATAAGATGTGCTATATTTAATGCTAAACCTGTTATTATCCAACCATCATATAAACTATCTTCTATATTTAAACTATAGTAACGTATAGAGTCTGTTATTTTATTTGTGACAATAACATCACGATTTTGGCTTGCAATTAGACTTTGAATTGAACTCAGTGAGTTTGGATCACCACTTGTTGTTTCATAATTCCAAAGTTTAACTAGCATCTTTGATGATGGTATATTTTCACCATTTTCACAACGTTTGCTTATATTGTCGTGAGTCACTATCAAATCTGCTAAAGTGTAATCATTTGTTACTGTGATTTTATGTTCTTTCAAAGCAGCCTTTATCTTATCTAAAGATACATCAGCACCTGGTAATACAAATGCTTTCTTTTTATTTTTAAAAGTTGAGTCTGTTTCTTTTGATGACTCTAGTGTATCTTGAATATTCTCATATGTAGTTTTATCTTGTGTAACTAGTACATTTTCTACATTAGATCCAGCAATGACCCCGTAAAAGGGGTCACCTGCTAAACCATAGTAGCTCATTGCACCAGCATCATAAAATTGATGTACTGATTTACTTGCCATTTTATTTCATTGTCATTGTGACGATCTCAGGGATCATCATTAGTTTATTAAACTTCTTTTTATTACCGTTGAATATTGTACGTACAATTAAATACTTAAGATCATTTGTAAAATAATCCATAGTACATAGAGCTTTAAGTCTATCTGTAATTTTCTGAGTAATTGTATTATTTTCAGAGTATACTACAGAATAATTTCCAAGTCTTGTAGCTAATGTAGATGCAATATCTGCACGGTAACTATCATCTTTACCAATACAAGATCTCAACTCATTCAAAATATATTGTTCATTATCATGAGTTAGTAAATCTTTAGGTGTAACAAGCTTATCTAGCTTATTATTAATAAATGTTGTAAACATAGATGCAAAAGCATCACCAACACTACCTTCACCAATCATTTGAATCAAGCTTAGATTATCTTCAAAAGATTCAAAGCTTGATATAGAATTGAAAAATGTAGTAATAGATCTTGCATTTGTTTCTTGTGTTACAAGCTCTGGGTGAAGTAACAAGAAGTTAATACATCTAGTATCTATACCTGCACCTTCTGCCCATTTTGCCCATACTTCAACATCAAACTTTAGATTTGCAGTTATATATCTAGTTTTCTGAGCTGAGTCAATACTATTAACCATATAATCACCGTTGTCTGGGTTGGCTGTTAAAACAATATGCCAATCCTTTGGTAGTGCCCATGATATATAAGTTTGTCTATCAATCAACTCCATAACCGCTTGTATGAATCTTGTATCTGCACGGTTCCAGTCATCTAACAATAAAATGCCTCCTTCTTTTTTATCTGCAATCCATTCTGGTGCACAATAAGACATTCTGTTCTTGCCTGTCATTTTGTATCCATTCTTTAGATACTCTTGTACTGCAAGTTCATCAACCCACGCTCCTACTTTTTTGGTTGTTGATGTGTTCAGGTTTGCTAGACTTGCACTTCCTGCTCTTTGAGTAGCTGTAACCATACCAACTGCGTTATTATTTGTATTGGTTACTACTTTCTCTTTATACATTTGGAATTGTCTTACTGGAAAACCTACAAGGTCACCTAACTCCTCAATTTGTGCTAAGTTTAATTTCACAAAGTTTAAGTTATTTTCTTTTGCTAACTCAACAATAGTTGAGGTTTTACCAATACCTGATTCACCTACAACTTCTACAGATACAGGACCTTTATTATTATCTTGTAAGTATCTATTGTTTGTGATGATATGATTAACAAATCCTTTTAACTCAGTGATATTTAAATTTACTTGTGCCATTTTTTCTTTATTAATTTAATTGAATTTTCTTTCCTGGTAACTCTTCATTTATACTACAGTTTGAACTATGCACCCATAAGGTATTATTAGGACAATTTTCTGGAGTATATGCTTCACCATCTGTTAAATATATAAGAGCAGTATATTGCCCTTTCTTTTCATTGTAGTGGTCTATTACTGGTTGAAATCTTGTTCCACCACGACCATGTATTTCCCAATCTGCTTTTGGATTAAACTCTTTTACACTTCTTATCTTAGTGTCACATTGAACAACTGTAATTTTATGCCCTGTTTTATGCATATGAGTAAGCTCTGAGAAAAATTCTTTTAGCTCATCATTATTTACAGATCCGCTTGTGTCAACACCAACACATATATGATTCTTGAATTTAATCTTAAGACCCGGATTAGCAGCATAACGTTTGTTATACTTACGCCTCAGTTTTTTAGTATATACTATACTTGAGTTACCTATAAACCTTCTTAGATATGCTTTCCAATCAAACTTTGCCGGTTCTACATGTAATAACCTTCTAATTAATTCTGCAAGCTCTCCTGGTATATTACCACATTTCTTTTGAGTTGTTTCTGCAGCTTCTTTTAACTGATGCTCTATTTGTTTTTGCATCAATTTTTTATCTGCATCAGGTAATTCATCAAATTCATCCCATGTACTATGGCAATATGGTGTATCACCATCCATCTTATCTAATAAACCATCTAGAGATGGGGATGTACCATCTTCTCTAGCTTCTTGTAACAAATCATAATATACTTTAGTTCCTGCTTTTGTTGGCAAGTTTAGTTCTGGAAAACTTGATAATAATAAACCACCGTCTGGCAAATTACTTTCTAAAATATATTGATTGATTTCTAGATCTGCAGCTATATTAAATAACTTTTTATCTGCATATCTATCTCTTGTTATTAAATGTCCAAAAGCAATATGTAATAGCTCATGCTTAATTAAACCAAACCTATGGTCTTCACTCAGCTCCTTATAAAACTCAGGATTAACCATTAACTGCACACCTATATTATTTTTGCTTACTGCAGCTGTTGGTATAGAGTCTACATATCTCTTATTTACACCAATCAAAAAAAGCCCATAAAAGGGCTCTTTGAATATTAAACTTTTAGTTGTCTTTGCAACTAAGTCTTGTATATTATTCATCTCTCATTTTTTTAAATATATCCATATATATTTTATCTGCTTTTTCTCTTTTAATAAATGCATAAATATCTTGATAAGAACATTTTTTAGAATCAAACTTAAACATAACTCCCTCACAAAATTCTGCTCTTTTAGCAAATATTAATGATTTTGCAAGTAGAGTATTTATGATATCTTTATCTTTATAATTTGATTTTTTTAATATTTCTAAAGCTATGTTTCTATCGTCAGGTAATCCTTCTAGCATATCTTTATACCTAAAGAATTCATCTATTGTGATTATCTTACCTTCAAAATTCTGATCCATTATCATCTATTAATAGTTCAATCCACACACCAGGATTAGATTTATTATAAGAATACTGTTGAAATCCTGGTATTATAAACTCTGCATTATCATCTTCTATCCATCCATATTTAACCATATCATCCTGTACTGTTTGTGCAGGGTTTATATAATCAAACTTATGTTTACTACCTCTGATAAATTCAAAACTTATTTTTACAGGTGAATCTAGTTTATCTACTTCTGCTCTAAAGTCTTTAGCATATTTCTGAAAATATTCTTTAGTAGCTTTCCTATAGTTCATTACAGCCTTACTTGCTATAAAGTATTTACCAGTCCACCTTCTACCATTTTTACTGCTAGGTACATTACCGGGTATAAACCACCGTCTTTTGATAACAGATGTTGTAGTTTGTGGTTTTTTTTCTTGCATAATTATTTATTTAATGTTTCTTTTAATAATGGTTTAAGCATTTTATGTACTTCATTGAAGCCATGTTGTTTCATAGCATCTGATATGTCTTTACATATAGTCGGTACACATCCGTTGATATTATATGCTTTTGCATATCTATCCACAGCTTGCCTACCAGCCTCATCATTATCAAATAGAGTTATTACTTTTTTGAACTTCTTTTTAAATATAGATATCACATGTGGTTTTATTATTGTATTCTCTGAATCTGGCGCTATAACTTCTACATTATAACCCATACTTTTCAAACACATTGCATCTTTAAGGGAAGAACAAATTACTAAATACGGTTGCGTATAGTTTAATTGATCTTTACCTTGTAGATAACCTTTAACCTTATGAAATTTATGTGATTTACTTTTGGGTTGATATATCTTATACACCTCACCATCTTTATCAAAGTAACCATAGCATAGCGCACTCCCAACTCTAAGAGATCTATATTCACCATCTTCTTTTTTAAACATAGTAAAATAATCAATTGGCTTTACATTATACTCTTCAAGAATAGTCTTACCTATTCTATAGCTTAGCCAATATTTTCTATCTTGAACTGTCCATGGTCTATGTTTGATATAATCTATTTCCCACTTTGCCGCAGGTTTAAAGCTTATGTCAACATTACCACCTTCTTTGATAAAGTTGTTATAGTCTTCAATCATTTTTCTGGATGCTGCAGGATAATCTAAATCAAAAATAAGTCTTACTAAATCAGCTTTATTACCACCTCTACCTGTAGAAAAGTCTTTAAACTTATATTGCATAATTGATTTATCAACGTATATGCAAAAACTGGCAGTCCTTTCATTAGGATTAAATATAGATTTAATCTTAATATCTTGTCCTGTCAATTGTTCAGGAAGATCTAAATAATATTGAAATACCCAATAACTTGGTATATCTGATTCATTTAATATTAAATTTCTTGTATTAAACATGATCTATATATTTAAAAGAGATGGGCCCAGCATTATACTGAGCCCATTCTTTAATTTATATTACAGATCAAAATCACTACCTGCTATTGCTGCTGGCTCAAAATTGTCTGCTTTTGGTGCATCTTTTTGAATAAAAGGTCTAAAATGATTTGTATTATTTTTATCAAATGCTGTCAATTTAGAATTTTCAACATCTAAAGATTCTAATGGCACACTGCCTCTAGTTCTCTTTGGTAAGAATAGATCATTATTTACATAACCATCTTTGTTTTCCCACTCTCTTGAACCTAAACACGCGTTAATATAACCAGTATTAGAACAAACATTTGATGCTTTTATCATAAAGTCTTCAATTGTATTTGCTTCAATAGCATCAAGCTCATTTCTCTTTCCTACAACTTCAGCAAGAAATACCATAGCTTTCAAAACTTCTGTATCTCTATTGATTTCATTACCATTTTGCAATACAGCATCTTTGTATGGATATGGGCTAAACCTTACTCTACCAACTTGACCTTCATAACGTGGGCCATCTGGATTATTCATATCCTTTGCAAAACCTTGAAAATCTCCACCCATAGGTTCTCCTTCTACATGCAATACAATATTGTATGCTTCAGAATCATAAGGTGTTTGATCAAATGTGATTGAATTGATTTTTACTTTGTGGTTTCCTGGATCTAATACTGGTCTTGAACCACCATTTCCAGCTGACATGTCTTTAGTACTTAACATAATTTACTTTTTTTAATTAATTAATTTTTACTTGTTGTATTCTTCAATACAATCTTTTACAAATTGTAGGTCATTTGGAATAAAACTTTCCTCAAACATACCCATTGGTGATTTACATGTATTCTCGCCATTGTTTTGGGTTTCAAAACCATACTCAAGAACACCATCATCATTTTTATTTACTTTTCCAAAAAGGACAATTGAAAATAGACCTTCCAAAGTTAAAGCATTATCAATCATTTTACCAACTGTTTTAGCTTTAATTCTTCTATTTCCATTTATATCTGTTGAATCTTCTGAATGAGTTAAGAAAATAATTGTCAAGTCATCCCTTAAATCTTTTGGAAGCTTTGCAACTTGTGCTAAGTTAGATGCAATCTGGGTAAACTTATCATATCCTTTTTCATTGGCTCTATCAAAATACTCAAAAGAACTCATATACTGCCAATCATCAACAACAATAGTTTTAATGTTAGGCATTTTATCATTAACATGCATCATAGCTTTTACTATACCTTGTGCAGTAGAAGTTGATGTCAGATTACCATTTGGGTTATCTTTGCTAATTTGTGTATACATGCTTTTATAACCTTTAAACGGTAAAGGTTTATTAGCAATATTTATAATGAAAGTCTCTTTTGGGTCTAATGTTCTGATTGAGGTAGACTTTCCTGTACCTGAATCTGCAATTACTAATACGCTATTTGCCATTGTTTTTACTTATTACTGTTATTAATTTATTTAATGTTTTATTGATTTCATCTAATTTATTAATCAACTCCACATTAAGGTCGGGAGAAGTGGAGGAAGGGAGCAGTGTATCTGGGTCTGGCAAATTAGGATTAGCAAAGTCTACAATTGCTTTACCCCTACTTGTCACATCATTGATAATTTTTAACTCACTTACGGGTATCATATGTCTTATAAAACCAGATGATGATTCTACAAGCTCATACTCTTCTCTCCAATGCGGGTTGTGTTTATGCAAATATAAAGTCCTTTTAGGATCTTCTGTATCATAATCTATAGACACAAATTCTGTATAGATATCTTCTTCTTTTTCTAATTCACTTGGAAAGAAACTTATATGAAGTTCATCTTTACCGCTTGGTCTATAAGCCATCTTAGGTATAAACAATGCATTTATTTTACCTTCTGTTTGGAAGTAATCTTCATGCTCTTCTCTTAGGACAGCTACTTTTTCTTTTCTTTCTTGCGGTGTTAGTCCCATTTTTTTTTTATTACTTAAGTTTTTAGTATTTATCATCTTCTTTCTTGTTGTGCTGGCGTTGCCATTTCTTCTATCTGCATTTTTTCAAACTTTGCTTTGAAGAAACTCATTCTTGCATCACCATTTCTGGCTTTTAGAAAGTGCAACACTAACGTTCTGTCATTTTCAATAATATATCTATCTGGACCATAAAACCTAATCTTTTGCTTTGCAGGCCTGTTGATACCTATCAAAGTATCAGCATGTTGTAGCATTGCATCTGATCCAAATATATCTGACTCAAGTATATAATTACCATACTTACCGTCAATTGCTCTATCCGGGTTATCTATATTTCTATTTAATTGTGATAGACATATAAATAAACAAGGATAGTCTCTCTTACACTGTGTAAAGAATTCACCTAATTCAAATAACATATCTAATGTACTATTTTGATAAGGTGCTCTTTTTACAAGCATGCTATGATCAAGTGTTATTATTGTTTTTACTCCTTTATGATGTTCCATATACTGATCAATTTGATCACGCATTTGATTAACTGTCATTGGTGTACTAACAATATCTACAGGGTATTTTACTCTTTCCTTCGCATACTGATGACAAGAATTCAGTACATCATTATTAAGTATAGACCCGGCACTACATAACTCTTTATAAGTTTTACCGGTTATTGAACTAAATTCTCTAATAGCTGATGTTCTACCAACCATCTCAAACTGGAATTCTAATACTCTAAACTTATCATTAGGGTTTAATACAAAAGATTCTCTTATGATTTGGTCTTTTATTAATGTTTTACCTGAGCCAGGTCTACCACCAATAACCGTTAAAGTGTTCCATTCTAACCCATCAGTACATGCATCATTAAATTTAGGCCACGGTGTATATATAGATTTCTCTTCACCAGTTGATCTGGCATACATATATTTAAGTGCATCATTGAAGGCTTCATATTGACCCACCCATGCTGGTTTTGGTTTACTCATACAACTCTTTCTTTAAAATGTTCTTCTTCTGTACTAATACCATCACGTATCATATCACAGTAATCTGCTAGTCTAGAATTCTTAACTCTATGTTTATCTTGTTTGCAAATAAAATATTGACTTGTCTGCATATACATATACTCTTTGTCTCTATATTCATTTACATACATCTTTGTTGCAGCCATAATATCATCCCATGAATAATCATATGTTTCAAAAAACCATCTAAAAGCTTCACCTAATGCTTTAACATTATTTCTTGCAGGTGTACCACTTGGTAGTTTTTTAGCAGGAAATATTTCTCTATAGGTATTTATTTTATCAACAAAGTTTTTACCCATAAGTTGTATATCAGTTTTCTTTTTTGCTTTGATAAAATAATTATCAAGTCTTGCACAAAAAGCTTTACCTTCTCCTGTCATTTTATACTGATCATTTTCTTTCTCAAGCATACCTATTTCTACAAGGTATTCTTTATCTTCACTTAGGGCTTTGGGCAAGGAAACGCCTTGCTTCATCCCAAATAGTATCAATGCTTGATTCGGACTGATCTTCAATTTTAAGATTTTCTGGAATAGTTCCCACATTTTCTGTTAGTTTATTAATTATTTGATGATATGCTTTAACAACTAATTCATCATTAACTTCAAGACCATTTTCTGTACGTGTACATGAATTAATTACTGTTGCATGATTCTTACCTAACTTCCTTGCAATAAAGTTTTTACTATATCCATCTTTATGAGCTAAATAACACATTACTTGTTTGTACACTAAGAAGCATCTTAGTCTACTATCATTGTGAATTGTTTTTATATCTGTTAAATCCGGGTTGTCTTCTTTAAAACATTCAAAAGCCACTTTAATGTAAAGCTCTATAGGAATTATACGTCTATCTTCTTTTCTAGCATAAATATATAAGTCAACACCATAGTTTTTCTTATATCTTTTTCTGAAATTTATAATATCTTTTTTTGATTTAATCTCTTGATTTTTAGACATTTATCTATTTGTTTTGTCTGATTCAAATATACTAAAAATTACCAATTTATCAAAGATTTATTTTGCTTTTCCAATAATCTATTTGCTTTATTGAAGACATCATTATGGTCCCAATCACCACCTCTATATGCTGCTGAAGCTGGATGAGAACATTTAATTTTTGTACAATTTGGTATGAGCGTCTGCCACTCTTGGGCTTTATTACCCATTAGTATAAATATTGTATCTGGTTTAACTTTATTTATTGTGTCAAACAAATAAGTTGTGAAAGGTTTCCATAAATTATAATGTGAACCTATACTATTTATTTGCACTGTTAATGCTGTATTTATAAGAAGTACGCCTTGGTTAGACCAACATCTTAAATCTGTATAGTCTTTACCTATTGCTTTATTTATGTATTGTAAAGACTTTTCAGCTTTACCTTTATTACTACAACTAAATGCTATACCATCAGCTACTTCTAACTGTGGATACGGATCTTGACCTACTATAACAACTTTTAGATCATCATATGGACATTCTTTAAATGCATTAAATATATCTTTAAACTTCGGTGTAAATCTTTTACCTGCATTTACACAATCAACTAAGTTGTTGACTATATAATCAAAGTCTAAACCGTTGACAAATATAGATAGCATTTTATCCCATCCTGAAGATACTAAAGTAGAATTTACATTCTCTCTTAATTCTTCTATATTAACTTCTATTGGTTTTTCTTTTATAATTGATTTATTATTCATAATTTTGATTTTAAATACTTTATAATATGGCTGATAACAAAACTTATATTAACTACGACAACTCTAAAAATCTTAAAGCTGAGATTAACCCAAGTTTTATTGTTGGGCTCCAGCAAATATATCTAAGATATATTACCGAGTTCTATGATGATGTTGCTGATATCAGCAATTTAATAAAAGAGTTTAATGAATCTATACAAGATCCTAAATCTTTTCAAGACAAAAAAAGAATATTTACTCCTACTGAATCAGAGATATACACTCTTTATGCCTTAATCCATTTACTTAAAAACTATGCCCATGAACAAGGTCTAACTAAAGTAGAAGAGGTTCCTATTGATAAAGATAAATTTAAAGAAATTACAGATAAAGCAACTGAAAATACTAAAGACCCTATAGAGATATTAAAAAATATCACTCAAGAGTTTACTAAGTTATCTTAATTGCATACCACTAAAGTCTCCAATTTCCATTGCAGCTTGTATAGCTAAGTTTAGTTCTTCTTTATCACATTTACCAAAAGATTTGCAGTACTCTTTATTGTTCTTAACAAAACAGAGGCCTGCTTTTCTTTTTACTTGTAGTTTTACTTCTTCAAAAGTATATCCTAACTCATTAGCAATCTCACGAATCATAGCATGTATTCTTGCTAACTGCGGGTTACTACCCTTACCATCTTGTACACCTATAAATAACTCTACTCTTACACCATCCTCATGTTGTTTAAAAAAGCTATCAAATTTTGTTTGGTATGCTTTTACAGGAAAATGTAGTTTACCGTCTTTTACTGTACCTTCTATAAATAATTGATCTCTCATAAAATTATATCTATAAGGAACCAATGCAATGCTGATACAAATATAATTACTAGGCCAAACACAATTGTCCAGCCTAGTATCTTATAATTACTTTCAGTTTGTTGCTCTGATCTTCCTTGATTTATTAGTTTATTTTTTTTCATAACTATAATTTACCACCATGATGAGTAATATACATCATCACCATCTTTAATTGCTTCTAAAGCATCTTCTATAAACTGAAGATCTTCTTTTTTATAGTCCTCACTGGAGTTATTACCAAACAAAAATCCTTCTGTTTCTGGTAATATATTATTTTTTACAGCATGTTCTAAATCTTCTAAATCTTCCCATGTTAATTGTACATTAACACAGTTAAACTGTTTTGACTCACCACCTTTATTATAATATAATTCTTCCATCCAACCTTGCAAGGCAGGATGCTTTCTCCAATACTTAAATTCCACCGTTTCTACGGCTTTTGTATATTCTTCTGTTTCTTCATCATAAACAGACGTTTCAAAATCTACAGGTTTTTTAATAAACCCACGCTCTACTCTATATGCAAATTGATCTAGTCCCATTATTCATTATGTTTTTCCACTAATTCTTCACTTAAACTTTCAAATTGATCTGAACTGATTACATCTAATATGTTTACTTCTTGATCTAAATCTAAAGGATCAGGTAGTTCTGCCCATATAGCTGTGATTTCTACAGTTGGAGGATAACCTGGTGTCCCAGGATCACCATTTGAATCATATATTTGATCATCTTCTCCCGGATAGTAATTATACTCTACATGTATTTCCATACCTGATTCACTGAGTTCAGCATCTGCACCGTAAGTGCCTTTTTTTTTTAAATTTGTCATTTTATTTAAATCTTAATGCATTATCTACATATACAAACTCTTGTCTACATTTAGTACATTCTGCTTCTGTTTCATTACGTACTAATTCTATCTCAAAACAATTAGGACAAGGTGTTTCACCTTCTGTTATAAATTCTTCACAAGCTTGGCGAGCAAGACCATGTATCATTGCATCATGTGCACCACGGTAAGCTAATTCTTCTTGTTGTTCTATAAATATCTCTTTCATTCTTCCCATGACTATAAATTTTTAAATCTTTCTCTTTTTTGAGCTAACATTTGTCTAACTGTTAAATCATTTAATTTTTGTTTGAATTCTGATTTTCCTTGTTCTTTACCAAACGCGTAAGCTATAAAGCCTACAATAATGAATGATCCAATAACTGAAGCAATTGTAATTAATTCCATTTTATTTATCTATTTAAAGGGTTATAACGTTTTATTTTATTATTATCAAATGATTGTAATGCTGACTCTACCCATTTAACATCTTGTGTTCCTTTATAACAAAGGATATGACACACGGCTGTTTCACTTGGGTTTAATCTTAACAATCTACCTATTCTTTGTGCAGTCTTCTTTTCATTACCATATGCATGCATAATAATACCTTGTTTTAAATTAGGTATAGTTATACCTTCAGATAATTGCATAACACAAGATAGTTTATCTATTCTACCATCTGAGAATAACTCAAGATTATATTCTGATTTATCATTTTTAGAATGATAACTATGGCTGCATATGCGGTCTGCTTGTTCCTGAGTATTTGCAAATACAATACACTTATCTTTTATGTTTTTGAGTATAGACTTTACATAAGTTTCTTTTGTTGTATAGTCCATTAATGCACGCATTCTCATTATTCTTGATAACTGCATTTGTTTTGCTGATTGAGCTTGATGCAATCTATTTACCACGTACTGGTAGTCTTTATACTCTGAAGTATACCAAAAACCACCCTTTCTTATTTTTCTTTTTAAGAGCCGGTAATTTTGATAACTCTAATTCATGTACTATAATCTTATAGTCATTTAATATATTTGAATCTGTTGCTTTGTCTATATCAAATTTATAAACTATAGGACAGTACTTTTGTACTAACATTCCTTTAGTGGATCTATTATCTCTTGGTGGTGTTCCGGTTAAACCTAATATTTTACCCTTAAATAATTTTAG